TCAACCCCACTCGCTTAAATCGCCCAAAGGCAAGGCCTCATAGCTAGCAGCCTGTGTAGCCCCGACATGATCCATCAACGCCTCCGGGGCATTCTCCAGGAAGAAGTCCGTCCCGTCTCCGCTTGTTTGGAACCCGACGTAGCCGCCTTTACCGTTGCTGAGCAGCAGTTCATCTTCGGCACGGGTCAATGCAACGTAAAGGATGCGGTGTTCCTCCTCGATTTCGGCTTCCGTATCCATGGCTCGGAAGAACGGAAACGTTCCGTACTGTGCTTGCGGTACAAATATGCGTTTGCCTTCGAGGCCCTTGGCGCTGTGAATGGTGATGAGTGTCACCTTGTCCCTGTCATTTCCACTCGATGCTTCCGTACCGTGAATCGGATCCAGCGTATAGGTTTCGATGAAGTCGACGACATCCGGCCGGCGTTCGGCGAGGCTGACCATCAAATTCATGTCGGGACGGCGCTTGTTCCAATCCTCCTTATAGTTGTGCTCGAACACGGGCTGCATTGCAGTTAATGCCTGACGCAGCGCCTCACCAGGCTGGGTTTGATTCCGACCGACGGCAATGATGGGTTTCAACACCTCCTTGGCCCGATTCGCCAATTCCTGGTCAATGATGTTTCGAGCTTCTGAAATGCTTGAGCATTGCAGCAGCTGATCCACGACGCGATCTGCGGTCACATCGCCAATCCCTTGGAACAGCGTGAGATAACGCATCCATGCCAATTCGTCCCGGGGATTCACGGTCGCGCGTACCGCAGCCAGTAGATCTTTCGTGTGTGCCAGTGTGAACAGGCTCTGGCCGCCGACCACTACGTAGGGAATATCCTTCTCGACCAGGCTGGCTTCGATTTGCCGCGCGCCGCTCATTGTCCGCATGAGAATCTTGTTCGAAGCCAGCGGCTCGCCGTTGTTGTGGGCCTCCAGAATGGTATCGGTAACCCAGGCCGCCTCGTCGTAGTCACTGGCAAAGTGGTGCATTGCCGGTTTGATACCGGTGCCACGTGTGCCTCGTAGCTGTTTCTGATATTGCAACGGGCTTTGTTCAAGCACCCAATTGGCCAAGTTCAGAATGCCCTGGCCGCTTCGGTAGTTCTCCTCCAGTTTCAGGATCTGGCCAGCGGGAATACGGGTTTCAAATGAGTGAATTGACTCGAAATCGGCGCCGCGGAACGCGTAGATGCTCTGGCCGTCATCGCCGACCATGAAGATGCGTGTATGTGGGATCAGTGCGTCGATGATCTTCCACTGCAACGGATTGAGATCCTGGCCCTCATCGATGAGCACCTCGTCATACTTGGCCCCGATCGCCTGGGCCAGTGTCGGATTGTCCGTCAGAGTCGTGGCGACCACTTCAAGGATGTCGTCGTAATCCAGATACCGGCGCTGCTGTTTATGCTGGTGGTATCGATCGGACGCGTCGATGACGAACTGGCGTTGCTCACCTTCGAGGTCGACAAACTTGTGCAGGTACGCTTCAGTGGTGATCAATGTACTACGCGCATAGCCTGTATAGTTCAGCACCTGCGCTGGCGTGGGAAAGCGGCGGGCCGCCTTTTTCGGAGTCAAGTGGGTTTTGATTCGACGCATGAGTTGTCGCTGATCCTCACGGTCGATGATCGTCCACTCGTCCGGCCGGATCGGCAGATCGCGACGGACGTGCATGAGCATTATGCTCCAGGAATGAAACGTTCCCGCGAATAGCCCACGGTGCTTGGTGCCAACACGCGTGCGCATTTCCTGCGCAGCCCGTCGCGTGAACGTCAGTAGCGCGATTCGAGCGGGATCCACGCCATCTTCAATAAGCCCCCTTGTCCGCTCGATAATTGTGAATGTCTTACCGGTTCCGGCGCCGGCTAGCACCAGCGCGTGTCCGCCACGCCAATCTATGGCGGCTTGTTGTTGTTCGTTGGGAGAGAACTGCTGCGCCATTCGTGACCCTTCGCCAGCCCGTGAAATCAGGTCTACACCTTCACGATATTTACTCGTCAATCATCGTCGTCGTCAACGTACTGAAGCAAGTCACCGGGCAAACACTCAAAGTACTTGCACAGCGCATTGATGGCATCGGTATTGGTGTTGTAGCCCGGTGTATTGGCAATCCGCGTCAGGGTTGGACGTGATATGCCGGTCGCTTGACTGACATCGTTCAAGGTGATTCGGCGTCTTTCCCTGAACTCTTTGTCGTCAAGCTTCTGCTTAAGCATCACCCGGATCATCTATGGCCTCGTGTCATGTCAATCGATCTATTCTGATCAAATATGATTAGTTTGACCCTTGACAGATCAGTATTGATCACATAGCCTCGTAATTGAGCGGAATGAATCACAACTGATCAGGAGAGCTCTTATATGAACACTACGTATCTTACAACAGAAGAACTGGCGGCACGAATCAAGTACGACCCGCGCACGATCCGGGAGCGGTTGAAGGATTCGGTGTTGTTGGAAGGCCAGCATTACATCCGGTCGTTCGGCGGCAGAAAGATTCTGTACTTGTGGGAGCCGATCGAACACGACATGTGCGAGTCAGCCGAAGAGTCCTTGGCAATCCCCATGGCCAACGGAGGTGTTTGTCATGGCTAGCATCAATACGCGCAACGGTTATCTCTTCTTTGACTTCCGCTACAAGGGTGTGCGTTGTCGCGAGTACACCAAGCTGCGGGATAACGCGGTCAATCGCAAAAGGGCCGAAAAGCTGCTCCGCAAGATGGAAGCCGAAATGGAGCTCGGTCAGTTCGACTACCGAGCCTATTTCCCCGAGTCGGATCGGGCGTCTCGTTTTGACAGCGCCTTACCGATCAGAAATAGCCCACTGTTCGAGGATTTCGCCGATGAGTGGTTTCGGCATGCCAGTGTCGGCTATCGCGATTCGCAGCAGAAGACGGTGCGCACGCATATCGACATCCACTTGGCGCCGTTTTTCAGGAACAAGTCGGTTACGCGGATCAAAAAGGCCGATGTGCTGGCTTTGAGAACACACTTGGCGAGTCTGCCCGGTCGTGGTGGTGACAGAATGTCTGCGTCCGCGATCAATCATGTCCTGTCCTCGCTCAACCAGATCATGGCAGATGCAGCGGAACGTTACGACGTCACCAATCCTTGTGACGGTGTGAAGCGGTTACGGGTGCCGAAGACCGAGGTTCATCCATTCAGCATGGAAGAAGTCAGGCTGATCCTGGATCACGTCCGACCGGACTTCCACGATTACTACACGGTGCGCTTTTTCACCGGCATGCGAACGGCAGAGATCCATGGTTTGAAGTGGAAGCACGTTGATTTCGAACGCCGAGAAATTCTGATCCGCGAAACGCTTGTCAACGGCCAGACCGAATCGACCAAGACAGACGGATCCGAACGCGAGATCCACATGTCGGAGCCGGTCTACCAGGCGTTACACCGCCAGCAGCAGGCGACAGGCAGCGTGAGTGAATACGTGTTTTGTACGCGCAAGGGAACGCCACTGTCGAATAACAACGTGACCAAGCGCGTCTGGTATCCGCTCCTTCGGCATCTCGGTTTACGAAAGCGGCGGGCATATCAGACCCGGCACACAGCGGCGACGCTCTGGCTGGCTGCGGGCGAGAATCCGGAGTGGATTGCCCGGCAGATGGGGCATACGAGTACGGAAATGCTGTTTCGCGTCTATTCGCGCTATGTGCCGAATCTCACGCGGCGCGACGGTAGCGCATTTGAACGGCTCCTCACCAATGTCTTCGACGAGAAACGGGAGCAGGGAGAAACGCCATGATATATACGAAACAACCAACCGAATCCGTCGACCAGCCGGGCGCAGAGCTCTGCCAGAGTTGGCACCGATTGCCGCAGAGTTGGGCACTTGACAATGTGCAGGCCCTGACTCGTTTACGCGTTGTGCTTGATGGACTCAGCAACGCATCGCTGATTGCATTCATGGATCGGCTACTGGCTGATTCGGGCGTGGCCCGGCCGTTTCTCAGTGCCAGAGCGAGCTACAAGCATCATCATGCCCGAGAGGGTGGCTTGTTGGTTCATAGTGTGGAGTGTGCCGAGTTCGTGCGGTTTACGACGCTTCGCCAGCCCTATCCGGTCTACGAATCCGACTTGGCGGTTGTGGGCGCGCTGTTGCACGACATCGGCAAAATCAAGATCCATGATCCGGCACAAACAGGCTGTCATATTGGCGTGGATTACGAAGCGCTTAATCTTGAGGTAATAGCTCCGCATATCCGCCATCTCGATAGTGACTGGCCAGAAGGCGGCTGGGCATTGCGGCAGATATTGGCGCCTTACAACGGTGGCAAATCTTTCGCGCCGCTGCTGATTACTGATGTTGTGCGTTACGTCGACCGTCTCAGCGCCGGAGCTGATCTGCGCCGCGAATATTTTCGGCATTTGCCGGGCTACCAGCAATGTGTTCGTACCGAACATGGCCAGCTACTGGCTCGACTCAAAGCCCCACCGGAAGCGCAATATTCGGCGGTTGGCGATGTGGCCATTGAGGGCGTTGTATGACTACCGAACCGATACACGGCGGCCTGGAGGAAATGTTCGAATTCGCTGAGCCGCCGGACGTGCCCCACAGTCTGTTCGACAGCATATCGGTGTCCCGCGAGCGGAGACATGAACGGTCGGGCGGCAGGCGATTGGCCGCGCTTGATCGCATGCTTGCAAGCGGCAGTATGCGTGAACTGACCACGGTCACTGCGTCGATGGTTGACGCTCTTTCAACACTCGAAACAGCGCATCCGAATTGCAAGGCAGTTATTGACCGAGTGCGCCGGCAACTGGCGTTACGCCGTCTTGCGCAGCCACCAGTGTTGGCCTGGACACCCATGCTGCTCGACGGCCCACCCGGTGTCGGCAAGACCTGCTTCGCCCAGGCGCTGGCGCGACTTCTGGGCAATGAATTGGCTTTGATCAACTGTTCATCAATGACTGCCGGCTTCGTGTTGGCTGGGAATTCGCCGAGCTGGGCCGAGAGCCGTCCGGGCAAGGTGTTCGAGACATTGTGTAAAAGCCGGTTCGGCAATCCGATCGTGCTGCTGGATGAGGTCGACAAACTGTCGACTGATCGCCACTTCGACGGTTACGGCCCGCTGCACCAGTTGCTGGAGCCGGATACGGCCAAAGCATTTGTGGATGAGCATATCGGCGTGTCTGTCGATGCGTCGCACATCGTATGGCTTGCCACAGCGAACAATCTTGTCAAGCTGCCAGAGCCCATATTGTCACGCTTCGACGTTGTATCCATCGCAGCGCCTGACCGCAAACAATCAGCCGCCATCGCACAATCCGTCTACTCGAACCTGTTGGAGGATAATGCTGGATGGCAGCGCGCGTTTGATTCCCGTTTGCCGAAGGCTGTTTCAGAGGTCGTTGCCGGTATGACGCCGCGAGAGATGCGACAGGCACTGCTTGATGCAATGGGGAATGCGGCGCTGAGCCGGGCGGGGCAGCGCAGAATCCGTTTGCACGTGGCCGACGTCGAAGCAAGGCCGAAAGCTGTTGGTCAGCCCATGGGGTTTCTTTCATAGAAGAAGCACGCACTCATTGAAGTGCGTGCAAAAAGTTGTCATATTCGTTGTCCCACCGGAACTCCACGTCGTTGCCGAGCGCCTGGAAGTGGGCCTTGCCGCATTTGATCTTGGCTTCTTCCGTCGGACGTAAGGAGTCGCTGAAGAGGCTACCCTTGGATTCTACGACGAAGTAGAGCCGTTGCTGGCCATCCTGTTCCACCATGACGGCCCAGTCGGGGTTGTAGCTGCCCAGCGGGGTGTCGATGCAAAACCATGGCGGCAATTTGGCGTACACCTTGATCTCGTCATTGCGTTCGAACGCAGCGGCGAAGTCGGCTTCGACATCCGAGTCGTAGACGACGTGGTCATAAACCGACTTCGAGCTTTCAACCATGTTCCGGTTCAGATAACCGAACAGCTCTTCCTGCTCGAACAGTTCCTGGCAGTAATAGTGCTCGTCGCCGATCTTCTGGTACTTGATGCCGTCCACAATGAACAGCCGCATTTGCCGGCGGATGATCTCCAGCACCTGCTCGATGAACTTCTGTGGGTTGTTGCGGAAGTCTTCCAGCCGCTCGCTGCGCACCAAAATCTCCACCAGCGTCCGGCGGGTCAGGTTGGTCGCGTTTTGTAGATAGCCGACAATATCCGGGAGCTGAAAATCGCGGGCGTCGTAGGTCGCCGCGGTCTCGTTGACGGCCTCGGCTTCCACGCCGCCGCGGGTAACGTCCAGACGCGCCGTGCGGGTAATGAAACGCGCCTTGCCGACACGCAAGTTGTCGCGGATTTCCCCGGCACAAACCTCGATCAACTCATTGGCATCGAAATCCACGCGGTACGTGGTCTTGTGCTTGATGCGGTCCCACAGCTGCTTGAAGTCGTCGCTCAGATAAACCGCCTTGTTGAGTTTGACCTCGCGGCGGTTGTCCTTGTTCTGGATGTTCAGGCGGCCGGCCACTTTGCGCAATACGGCCGTCACGGCATCGGTGTGCTCAGAGACTTCCTCGGGTAGTGACACATCCCCATTTTTCAGGTCCTGGCGCAGCCTGTCCTGCACCTTGCCCTTGGCATCGATGTAGTCCTGTTCACGCAAATGCTGCCAAACGGTTTCGGAAGCCTCGGTGCCCAGATAACCGGCCTCGCCGTTCGCATCCACCACCGGCAAGCTGGCGAACAGGTGCTTTTCCACCACGCCGAACTTGATGCCTTCTTCGTCCTCGATCTCGCTTTGCAACTGCTTGGCAAAATCCTCGTAGGATTCATTGGCCATGACGGTGAGCGTGTTCACATCGAAACCGTGGACGCGCTGGCCGTCCTGATTGACCGCCAGCCGCAGGCCGCGGCCGATTTCCTGGCGCTTCTTCAGCGTCGAGGCCGTCTCATTGAGCGTGCAAATCTGGAAGACGTTGGGATTGTCCCAGCCTTCCTTGAGCGCGGAGTGGGAAAAGATGAACTTCAACGGGCAGTCGAAATTCAATAGCCACTCCTTGTTCTTCATGATGGTGTTGTAGGCACTCTCGTCCGCCTGCGTCTTGCCTTCGCCCCGGGAGTCCTTGAGCCGCCCCTGGCCACTGGCGTCCTTTTTTTTGTCGACTGCAAAGTACCCATCCTGTACGTCGGTTGCGGCGGTTGCCACGTCCACTTCACCGAACAGGCTCTGGTATTTGGGCTTGCGGGCCGCGCGGATATATTCGTCCTCGAACATCCGGGCATATTTACCGGGCTGCGGCTGTCCGTCTTGGTCGTATTCGCGGTAGTTGGCCACCTTGTCGATAAAGAACAGGCTCAATACCTTGATGCCCTGCGGGGTCAGTTGCAGTTCCTTGTTCAGGTGTTCCTCGATCGTCTTGCGAATCTGCAATCGCTTGTACTCATCGTCATCCACCTGGCCGATGGCCTCGCCCAGTCGCACAATCTCCGGCTTGCTCGTGAAGCTGATGTATTCGTTGCCCGGCTGGCAGTAAATGTCCTCGATGATGTAGCCGTCATAAACCGAGCGGCCACCCGTCGTATCCAGCAGATCTTCACCCGCCTTCACCCACTTTTTCTGCCGCTTGACCTTGCCGCCTTTTTGCAACTTGTCCAGTTCAACCTGAGCCTGTATCGGGCTCTTGCGGTTATCGACCTGCAACAATTTGACGTAGGACTTGTTGTGGCTGTCTTCGACTTCAATGCCGGAGACCTCGATCTGCTTGACCAGCTTTTTCTCGTAGGCGTCCACCGAATCCAGCCGGTACAGCATGTGGCGCTTGTCCAGATGGGTGGCGGAATAGCGCAACGTGCACAACGGATTGAGTTGTCCGATCGCTTTCCGCCTGTTTTCGGTGTTGGATACACTCTGCGGCTCGTCGATAATTACTACCGGCCTGGTTTCCTGGATGAATTCGATGGGCTTGTTGCCCATCATCCGGTCGTGGGGTCGATGAATGATGTTGGCTTTATCCGCCCTCTGGGGATCATCGAAACTGCGCTGAAACGCATCGATATTGATCACCATGATCTGGATGCTGTCGCTGGTAGCAAAGTTTCGCACCTGGCCGAGCTTTTGCGAGTCGTAGACGAAGTATTCGAATGGCGTGTTGTCGTACAGCCCCTGAAAATGCGGCTCGGTCATCTCCAGTGACTTGTGCACGCCTTCCTTGATGGCCACCGACGGCACGACGATGATGAACTTGGTAAAGCCGTAGCGCTGGTTCAGCTCGAACAAGGTGCGCAGATAGACATACGTCTTGCCGGTGCCGGTTTCCATTTCCACTGTGAAATCCAGCGAACTCAATTCTTGGGAAGGCGCCAGGCCGTTGCGTAGCTGGATGCCTTGCAGGTTGTCCAACACATCTTCATCCAGCAGTCGCAGCCGGTTGCCGACGCCCAGGTCGCCACTGGCCTGACCGAAGCTCATCTCCATCTGGGCGTCAGTTTTCAATGGCGCCACAGTAAAATTGGTACGGCAGATTTCCTGGCCGTCGAACAAATCGGTGACGGCATCGATGGCTTCGCGCTGGTAATCGAGTCCACTGTCGAACTGGAATTTCATGCCTTGTTGTCTCCACCGTCCTTGTCGTTGCGCTTGGCCGCATCCCGGGCTACGTTTTCCAGGGCGCGTATGGTTGCTTCCTCGCCCTCGGCTTCCTGGAGCGCGCGGCGGCGTTCGCTGAATTGCCGGTACTCGGCCCTGGCCTTGTGGTCCGCCGCCTTCTTGCGTACCCGGCCATGGCCGCTGAGCACGTCGCGGTCATTGAATTGCAGGAATTGATCGAGCTTGTCCTGCCAGTTCTGCATGAACACTTGCTGGCGTCGGCGGGCCTGATCCTCGGCAAAATCCAGCCACATGGTCACGATGCGGTTCAGCTCCGTGATCTCGTCGCTTTGCAGATAATTCTTGGCGGTGGTGACATCGCTGGACAGGACGCGGTCGCCTTTCCAGTTGGTCAGCCCCATGTTGGACTGGCTGTGATCGGCGCGGTCGTGAATCAACTCGGCCGCCGTATGGCCGGTGGCGGCATAGTGCAGCTTGTTCTGCATATGCTGGAAAAAGCGCGTGGTGTCATTTTCATCCGGTGCATAATCCGCGGCCAGCGCGAAGATCTCCAGCACCCGTAGATACATCCGGCGCTCGCTGGCGCGAATGTCGCGGATGCGTTCCAGCAACTCATCAAAATAATCCGGCACACCGGGGCCGGGCGGATTCTTCAGGCGTTCGTCGTCCATGACGAAGCCCTTGGTCAGATACTCGCGCAGCCGCTCGGTGGCCCAGCGACGGAATTCGGTGCCGCGTCGGCTGCGTACCCGGTAACCCACGGCCAGAACAGCGTCCAAGCTGTAGTGGTCGATATTCCGCGTGACCTGCCGCGGGCCTTCCTGACGAACTATCCGGAATTTCCGGATAGTTGCCGCCGGGTTCAGTTCGCCTTCTTCGAAGATGTTTCTCAAGTGCTCATTAACGGTACGTACATCCTTCTGATACAGCTCCGCTAACAGGGCCTGCGTCAGCCAGACGGTGTCCTCCTCGAACCGGCACTCAATGCGGGTCTGGCCATCATCAGTCTGGTAGAACAGCACCTCGCCGGAGGCGGAACGAATGGTTTCGTCCAATTGCTGTTCACCGCTGTTGTCGTGGTCTTCCGTCATGCTGGCGCTCCGCTGTCAAAGGCTTTTCACGTCTTCGACGCCGGCCTGGCGCAGAATCTGGACGGTGTTGGTCTTGACCACGTCGTCGGCAAAGCCGTTGTCCTTGAACACCACGCGCATGATTTCCGGCGACAACTCCTCCTTTAGCGTCGCAATCCCCTTGACCACCCCCAGATCGACTTGGTCGGCCAGACAAACGACCAGCGCGCCGGCGCCGATGACATGCACCGCCTTGCCGGCGATCTCGCGTCGCTTGATCGGCACGGCCAGATCCAGGCCGTATTTGAGTAGCAGTTCGTAGAGGACGTCCTGCTCGTCGCGGTCGGAGCGGATGTTGTTTACGCTCTTGTAGAGATCGTCTTTCAGGTTCGTCTCGTCTGGTAACCAAGGGACGATATTGCTGTCAGCGAGTTTGTAGACCTTTAGACCGCTATTACCACCAGTTTGACCACCTTTGTTTATTACGCGTTTTATTCTTTCCTTACCAATATCCGCTATGGTCTTCAGGTCCAGTTGATTAGCAGCCTTGAAAAAGTTGGCGGTAGGATCGACCTGTTCAGGAAGCTGGATCATGATAAATCGTATACTGCCCAATTCCCATTTTAGGCTTGCATGAGCAGTAGCACACGAGCCTGCAAAAAAATCCAAAACTAGATTTTCTTCGCTTCTGTCGCAGGAATAGTCAAAAAATCTTCTTACTAACTTTGACGGCTTCGGGTAATCGAATATTTTTTCTCCGTCGAACAACGCCATGAGCTCATTTGTTCCGTCTTTAGTGGTGTCGGCGTCCAGCAGAATGGAGCTTGGCGTCTTTGTATCACCCTTCGCTTGTCGTTCGTTTAGGAAAAGTTTTTTCTTGGGTGCAGAGTCTCCTTTGTAACCAAATGCAATCCGGTCATCCTCAAAAAGCCGCTCATATTCCTTAGGGTTCATGGCCCAGCTGCGCCCATTCGGAGGGTAGAACTGCTCGCCAGTAGTCGGGTTGGTTATTGGATAATATGTTTCTCCGCCCGGTTTATTAGCGTCTATTGGTATTAATTTCCACGGCCCTCGTATGTCACTGTCAGGGTTTGTATATTCACTTGCATCTAAAGCTTCGCCATAGAATGAAACGTAGTCATAATTTTTAGCATATATCAGTATATAATTATGATTTGCAGAAACTTCCTGGTCATTAGATATTGAAGTTCGAGATTGCCATACCATACATGATATGCAGTTTTCTTCGCCGAATATATCATCCATCATCCGGCGTAGATTATGGTTTTCGTGATTATCAATTGAAATAAAAATAACTCCGTCATCCCGCAACAGATTCCGCGCCAGCCGCAATCGCGGATACATCATGTTCAGCCAGTTGGTGTGGTAGCGGCCGGATGATTCGGAGTTGGTGGACGTCTTGAAGCCTTCGTCGTCCGTCTGGCCGGTGTAACGCAGGTAGGTATCGAGGTTATCCTGAAAGCGGTCGGGGTAGATGAACTCGTTACCCGTGTTGTAGGGCGGGTCGATATAAATCATCTTCACCTGCTTGTGATAGCTCTTTTGCAGGAGCTTCAGCACTTCCAGGTTGTCGCCTTCGATGAAGATGTTCTTCGTCGTGTCCCAGTTGACGGATTCTTCCGGGCAAGGGCGCAGCGTGCCGGCGGACGGGCTCTGGGCGATCTGCCGCGCGCGGGCCTTGCCGTTCCAGGTGAAGCTGTAGCGCTCGCGTTCGTCTTCCACGTATTCGCCCAGCGCCTGCTTGAGTGCCTCGAAGTCCACCTTCCAGCGCGGGCCGTCGGGGTCCGAGCCTTCGGTAAAGGCATCCGGAAACAGCTCGCGCAGCTTGTCGATGTTGTCGGCGACAATGTCCGGCGAGGCGCCGTCGGTTTTCGGGTCGAGTTTGTCCATAGGGTTAATCTTTGCCTTGGCTAATAAACAGCACAGGGGAAGCCAGTACAGGCGGCCGTATTCGGGGCTTCGGTTCAGTCATGACGCCCAGTCATACTTGGAGACAAACAACTCAAATTCACTCTGTTGTATACGTGGCTTGAGATCGTCAATTATGTCGTTATTGACTATCTTTTCTGGGACTACGGCATCCTTTAGGTCTTTCGATTGAATCCACGCATTCTCCCAAATACCAGTTTTCTGCCCCGAGACAAGCTGACAAAGCGTCTCATTGTATTTCATGTCCTCATCCACGAATTCAGTCACGCGCTGAAGCCAGATCTGCATTTCTCCGGTATTCGGTAGCTGCTCAAGTTTCTGCTTGATCAGACCGGTGATTTCTTTAGCCATTTCCTTGCTCTTCAACTTATCCAGTAAAACGCTGATGATTGCTGCGGCAATTGGGTAAATACGGGGGTTGCGGTAGGCAATATCAACAGTAATAGCAACTAATGGCCGGATTTCGTTTTGTTTTATATTCTTGTTATATATACGTTTATAGAAAGTATCCAGCGCCCTCGTCAGACTACCGGAATTGGGGTAATGCATGGAGTGGTCGTGGATAATGAAAAGATGCTTCTGTGGCGATGCTTGGGTTTGCTTCCTGCTAATCCATGCGCGCTTGTCGTCTTTGATGGATGCACCCACCACCTCAGAGCTAATCCTTGTTTTTTGTGGATTGAGCTTTAACCCGAGGCCGGACGTAACTTCGGTTATGGCTTTCACAATCTGATCACCATCATTCGGGTTTTTGACAAAAATTCTGTAATCATCGCGGTAGCGGAGGATTTTGTAATCAAGTCCTTCAGGAAGCTTGGCTGACAGTATTTCGTCAGCAAAACCCAGAACCATCTCGGCGATCAAATCCATCAGTACCGAACCCTGTGGAATTCCATTGGTCTGCCCGTACCGCATGTCTTGTACATGCTGGTCAATCCTATTGCCAAGCAATGCATTTGGCCCTTTATTGGCTTTAGCGATAGCCTTAGTGTGAAGCGCCCAAGAGATTGAGTGTGTGTAGATCGAACCGTAGCAGTCTGTGATATCCGTGGTGAGCATATAATCGTATTCAAGTGACAGCTCGATTGAGCGTTGCTCGACCTCGTGCCACCACTGCGATACTTGTTCGGCCTTGTCTTTTTCTTCACTGAGAGACACAACGGGAAGACTCAGGCACTCAATGCTGGGGTTGGCTGACAGCTCTTTGAATCTGTCGCAGATAACCTTCCAGCCTTCTTCTGTCGTCATGGTTTGTACAAGCGAGACGTACAAAGCGGGGTGAATCAGCTCAAAAGGCCGCCACGCGTATTTGCCATCCTTGTTATTTAGAATCGTGTAGTTGACATCTTCGTAGTTCCTCGGTTGTTCCCTCCACATGCTCGAAAGCTGTTTACCATTGAGGACGTTTTTCGTATCGGAAAGTATTTCTTCAAAGCCAAAGTAGGGAGGCAGATCTAAACTACAATAGCTTTCTGGTTTCAAAAGAAAAGTCTGTGCATCGTCGTGTGACAGCTTGAGCAGTGACTCCCTGGCTGGCTGCTCCGCAGGATCAACCATTGTTATCACCTGCCTGCAATACCGGTCCGGATAATGCTTTGATGGTAGCCCGTTGCTCTTCTTCCAATGCCTTAATGCGGGTGTTCAACTCTACCTGCCGATTGAAGCGGGTCTCCTTTTTGATTTCGGCCCGCAGGCTGGCGATGTCGTTTTCCAGCTGGTGGCACGCTGCCAGCGCTTCGCGTTGTCGCGTCCGGGCCTCGGCGCTCTCCGGCACGTGAAAGGTGCCGCTCAACCGGGCGCAGGCCAGCGCCAGCAGGCGCTGGTGCCATGCGGAATAGAGTGCATGGTAGTGGGTTTGCGGTAGCTCCGGTAGGGCGAGGCTATTGAGGAATGCCTGTTCGACGGGTTCCAGTGCCGCGGGATCAAGCCATTGGGTGAGCTGCATGTCCTCGGCAATCACTGTATCGGCTTCGGCCCGGCTTGCGCGTTTGTGGGCGGTGCTCAATGTAATCCGGTCTTCATGCACCAGAATCAGCAACATCGGGTATGGAATGGCCCGGTTAATCAGCTCCGCCAGCCGGGCGATGCGTTTCGGGTCGCGCAGGCTGACCTCGATGACGGCCAGTTCGGCATAGTCACGTTCATTGTCCCGATAGGTGTTGACGTTCAGCGTCGCCGGCTTGAGCGTGTATTGCCAGGTCACGGTGTCGATATCGTCCGTGAAGGCCCGGCGGTCGGCGGCAGTCAGGTCGGCATTCTCGAAAAACAGTTTCTTGTAGACACGCTTGCCCAGGTACGCAGTCTCCGGCAGCGCCAGGTAGTCGTGGATGATCTGCATCAGGCCGCCTGCTCCGAATCGAGTATGGCGAGAAAAGCAACCACCTCAAAGTCGTCCACGCCCTGGAAGCTATCCCGGCTGATATTGGTGCCACCCGGCTGAAACAGGCTGGCCACACCACGCTCTTTGGCCTTGCCGGTGACAGCGGCCACCGCGCGGGCCAGCAACTCACGGTAGTGGCCCATGTCTCGGCCTCCGTCCGTGGCCTGATGAAAGCGTGCGAGTGCGTTTTCATCCGGTTGACCGTGGCCCAGCGACAGCCGTTTGCTGGCATCGAGAATCGGGCGCACCTGGTTGAAGTTGAGGCGGACTTCGCCGTCGTCGCGCACGTAGACGAGGTAATGGGGTGCCAGCGGGTAACTCGGGTCGTCCTGGACGCGGGCATTCATGTTGCGCAGGCAGAAAATGGCGCCGGGTTCCAGGCTTTCTTCGGCCACCAGATCATCGATGGCCGTGACGGCCTGCGCGCCCAAGGGTGTTTGCTCCAACGTGTCGCCGTGCTCCTTGAGGTATTCGCCCAGGTCCATGCGGTAATCATTGAGCGTCAGGTCGCTGATGGAGATGCCGTCGGAGAGGTCTTCGATGGTCGGCACATCGTTCTGAAGCTGGTGCAGCTGCCGGCGGCGGTAGTCCAGGTCGTTCATGGCATCGCCTTCGGCGTACTCGATGACGTTTTCCTCGCCGGTGGCGGAGATGTCCAGCAGCACCATGCGGCCGGCGACGCGGGCTTCCAGGTCGATGTATTCATCCAGTTCCATGTTGGGCCAGAAGTTGACCAGTTGAATGACTTCGTTGGTGGAGCCCAGTCGGTCGATGCGGCCGAAGCGCTGGATGATGCGCACCGGGTTCCAGTGGATGTCGTAGTTCACCAGGAAATCGCAGTCTTGCAGGTTCTGGCCTTCGGAAATGCAGTCGGTGGCGATGAGGATGTCGATCTGCTGTGCATCGTCGCCATTGGTTGCCGCGCGTTCCTTGGCGACCGGCGCGAAGGCGCTGAGAATCGATGGAATATCCCGGCGCAGGCCGGGGATGGTGCTGCGGTTACCGCTGGTGTGGCCGGTGACTTTGCCTGCGTGCAAACTGTGGTTTTCTCGGGCCCACTCTGCGATCTGGCTGTACAGGTATTCGGCGGTGTCTGCAAAGGCCGTGAATACCAGCACCTTGCGGTTATCGGGATTGATGGGGTTGGCGGCTTTGTTGCTGATTGCTTCCTTGAGTCGGGCCAGTTTGGCATCGCGCTCGGCGGTGATGTCGCGCGCTTCCCGCAGCAGTTTGACCAGCAGGTTTTCGTCTTCTTCCAGTTCCTGGTGCCAGCGAACCCGATCGACGTCGCGGATCAGCACCTTGATCTTGTTGCCCACTAGGAAGGGGTCGAAAGCGTCGTCTTCGACTTCAATGTCTTCGATGCCCCATTCCTCGATGTCGGTGGCGTCATGGTTGTCGAGCCGTTCCTTGAGCCCGCGCACACCGTCCAGCAGTTTTTCGATCGTCAATGCGAAGGCGTGTATAGAGCTTTCCATGCGCTTGAGCAGGTTGACCCGCATCAAGTGGATCAGGCTTTCTTCCCGGTCCATCTGCTTGAATACGGAACCGCTGGCCATCGTCATGTCGTACTTGCGGCTGTATTCCTCCAGCTTGTCGGGAAGAACGTATTTCAAAGGGGCGTAGGCGGACAGATTGAGGCGGCGGATGTCCCGGTTGATTTCGCGTAATTCAGGGAACCGGCCTTCGCGGTCGATGGGCGGATACAGGTTGCGCGGCGAAGCGCGGCGCGGGAAAGCGCCGATTTCGTTCAGATCGTAGTATTTTTCGACGTGCTTGCGGGAGCGGGCGATGGTGAGCCGATCCAGCAGGCTGAAATAATCAAAGTTGAGCGCTTCCAGCAATTGCTCCGACGTGCGTTTTTCGTCATCGTCTCGCAGCCAGGCATTGAAGCGTTTCTGAGCCCGGCGCAAGGTACTGTCGATGCTGGCCACGCCTTCGGCGTAGAGGGCGTCATCCCGGCCCTCGGTGATGAAGGCGATCTGGTTTTTGAGGTCGTTCATGCGGTTGTTGACCGGGGTGGCAGACAGCATGAGGACTTTCGTTTTGACCCCGGCGCGGATGATGTCGCGCATCAATCGCCCGTAGCGTGTGAGGCCATCCTTGCGCGGCGGGTTGTTGCGGAAGTTGTGGGACTCGTCGATGACCACCAGGTCGTAGTTGCCCCAGTTGACCGTCTCCAAGTTGATTTCACCGGACATGCCGCCGTCGCGGCTGAGGTCGGTGTGGTTGAGCACGTCGAAATTGAAGCGGTCGTCGGCGAGCGTGTTGCGGGTGTCGTTGACGGTATACAGCGTCCAGTTTTCGCGTAGCTTTTTGGGTGCTAGCACCAACACGCGGTCGTTGCGCAGTTCGTAATACTTGATGACCGCCAGCGCCTCGAAGGTTTTACCCAGGCCCACGCTGTCGGCAACAATGCAGCCGTTGAAGCGTTCCATCTTGTCGATGGCTCCAAGCACACCGTCGCGCTGAAAGCGGTAGAGCTTGTTCCAGACGCGCGTGTCCTTGATGCCGGTGCGCGTCTTGATGATGTTTTCTTCGTCGAGTTCACCCAGGTAATCGCGGAACAGGCCGTGCAGCGTCAGAAAGTAGACGAGCTCAGGCGATTTGGGGGTGGCAAGTTGCCGGAGCTGACCGAGCACTTGCGCCTTGACGTCTGCGACGGCTTCTTCGTCGTTCCAAATGTGGTCGAACCACTGAAGCAGCGCGCCGCTTTCTTCCGCGTCATGGGTCGCGGTGTTCATGTCATAGTCGCTACCCGGCACGCGGCCAATCCCGACCGAAGTAAATGGGGAACTGCCGTGCACGGCAAAACCGTGGCCGTCGCCGTTTTGGAGGTGGAACAGGTTGTGGCCAGTATGGCGGGTACTGGCTCGGATTTCTGCGGTTTGCTCCAGCCAGCGCGCGCAGTCATCAGCCAGGGCGGGGCTGTCGAGGCGGTTACGGAATGGCCTGTCCTCCGCCGCTTGTGATAATTCCGGAATCTGAAATGCTTGGTCGTTCGCCTGAGACGCCGGCAACAGCAGTTTTGCTGCGCTCAGTTCGATCAAAGTATCGCGTAGCCCTTCGAACGCATAAATGGAAAAGCTGGACGTGAGCACTGACAGTGTCCCAGCGTCGCGCACGCGCTCCGCAAGAATATCCTGGAGGCTACCGTGCCCTTTGTTGTCGACCAGCATCCCGTCTCCCCTCAGTGTTTACCCACACAAACGTCCAATAGCGCACGTGTCCACAAGACACGAGGGCGCAGCATAATGGCGGTGTCCACCCAGCCCGTTTCGATCGTGAATGGCACAGATCAGTCTATATTCCTTGCTTATCCACTGCATTGAAGAATTGCACGTTCTTTGCATCCTTGGCTGCGATACTGACGGTGTTGTACAGAAGTGCGAAAGAAAATAGAGCGAACCATGCGCCGTAACTTGCACGTGGCTGCGCAGTTTCACCATAAGGCTCGGAAAGGAGTTTGATCGCGGGGAGACCATGTGGCCATTTGGGATAACCCCGCACGGTTGGTTCGGATACGATGCATTTTACGTTGCGTAATCCGAATTCCTTGCGTAAGCTGGCGATTGCCTTGGCATTGGTTGTGCCGGGCGGTGGTTTGATTTCCACCAGAATGCGATTACGAGGGCAAATCTTGAGCACGAGTGCAATATAGTCGTGGGCCGCTTGTGGCCCGGCGCGAAAGAACTTCATTGCATGTTCGCTAGAGTTGGAGTAATCCAGAAACACATCCAGGCCCCTCGCGAGTAATTCGCGATCGGACGGATCGCCGGTGACTGCGGCTTCGCCTGTTGTAAGGGCATCCCATTGCCCCGTTGACTGAAGCAGGGTGGTGAGCTGTTTCCAGACAGCGGCACAATTTTGCCGTTCCAGTTCGGTGTGTGGTGGCGCGGGCATCAAACCGGGGATTTCCGGGTTTTGGGGCAGCGTGATTGCGAAGTTACGCCCATGGCCGCGCAGATGTTGCTTGCGATTAGTCTGGAAGCGATTCTTGCCCGGGGTTCGATCTCCTTTTACGACTCTTCCGGCGGGTGCTTCGCCCCATTGGCGCATGTTTGCCAGTAACCCACTCACTAGCCACAGTGGCTCACCAACCCGGGCCGCAAGGCGTGCCAGTGGCGCACTGGACGGGCTGGGTGCGTCAGCCAACCCGTGCTGCTCGGCATACAGGGCGATTCGATACAGCATGTATGGTGAGGGAAGGGCGCGAGCTGGCGGTTCTATTTTTACAGCCCCGGCAGGCTCTGCCGGTACAGTGTTCTTGTACGCAGCCGGTGTCATGCGCGACCGGAGCTTGTGCAACCAGTAATCGGTCAGAGCCTGAAAGCTGGCGTCGTCGTTGGCGCGGCGTGACCGCCACGATCTTGTCGCGCTCGCCGTTTTGTTGAGCAGGCTCGCATCCACGCCAGCGTCGCGAGCCAGGTCGAGATAGATTTCTGACTCGTTCGTTGATTGGGTTGCCGCGGCACAAATCCACGGCAGCACGTGGATGTAGCTTTGTAATGTTACCGATGGATCGGAATGGCCCAGCAGTGTTGCGACTGCGTACAGGATGCCCCGGCGCCGGTTCGGGTTGATCATCAGGCCGCGGTTGATGCGGTTTGCTACGTCCAGCAACGGTTCCGGGGGCTGAGGAAATAGATTCCATAGAGGATCCGTGTCCGATTGCGCCAGCAAAGCCAACAGCCAGTTGTTGGCCGCCGAATGGCGTAGGTGGTGGAACACAATCGAGTCGTCACCTGTTACTTCGCGCAATACATGTGTTACGAGATTTCGGATTTCGTCTTGGTCGGGCATGTGGTCTTCCAGCCCGGAGGTTGCGAATAAAAAAGCCGACCGTGTCGGCGACAGGTATTCGCAATGCTGTTCGCGCCGGCGAACGAATTCGATAAAACCATGCAGCTGGGGTTTGGGCATGAGGCAGGATATGGGCACCCGTCGCCGCGAGGTGTCACTCTTTAGCGAGCGTTGATGATGCGTCCGGGCCAATAGCTCGACCCGCTTTGGTGCACCTTCGGTGCCCCACACAATTTGCACGTCCTTTAGTCGGAGCCCGGCCAGCTCGCCAATACGCAGCCCGGACCAGTAGGCGAGCACAAGCGCCTGGTTGGCGATCTCGTAGCGGTGATCCTTGTCGCTGGCCTGCGCCAACCAACCTGCTGCCTGCTCGGCTTCATCTGGTGTGATGTAGTTCGCATTGACCGATACGCCAGTCGATACCAGCCCTACACCGGAGGTTTCTCCAACATCCAGTGGCGGCACATCAATCGTTCGAATCACGAAGTCGTGAAAACCCTGACATTCCACTGCCGCGGCACGCCGTGCGCTATCTCCTCGTTTGGCATCGACGACCGCTTTGTACAGGGCTTGCCACGGTTGAGTATCGGCACAGTCATGATCCGGAAACGTTTTGGAAGCGATAAAGATGTCTCGACCGATTCGGCTGACGTAAGTGCGCAACGAGCTGGCCGCACCGATGGCGGTGTGGGTGGCGCTCTTCTGTAGGGCGATCGCGATGACCCAGTGGGCCATCAGAACAGGAACCAGACCCGCCCGATCCCTGTTCTGGGTAATCCAATCCGCGACCTGGCTTGATATCTGGCCACGCCAGGATTTGCCACGCTTGACGTGCAAGCAGGCGTAGAAGTCATGGTACGCGCGATTCAGGTCACAGTTGTTGGTTCTTTGGCTGGTAACGCCTGTCTGGGGGCCAGCTTCCAGTTCCGGTTCGTTGTGCGACTCAGTGGGCGTTGCTTGTTTGTCGTTAACATCGCGTTTCAAGCGGCGGCCGAAGCGAACGCGCATTTCCGTATATTCGTCCCACGAGGCGGACGTCGCTGATTCTCTCGACCACCTATAGACGAAGGCCGGCTGATTCAGACGCCATGCTGTGGACGCAGCTTCCAGAAACGCCGATATGCTGTCGAGATCATGTGTGCCTCCGGCCAGTCCACGTATAAAGGCTCTCAAACCGTGGTCAGCTGGATGGCTGTTGGGTTGTACTTCGTTCGCATCGACAAGCCAGCAATAACGAAGTATCAATGTTGCCGTCAAGGGGTCTGCATACCAGCGTGTGACGTAGCTACGCGGTTGCAGGTCGAATGCGAGATGATTCCGGATTTTCATGCCGCCGGAGTGCAGCTGGCTCGTTAATGCCTCGATTGCTTTGCGTGACACGAGACCACCGTAACGGGCCGCGCTGAACAGGATCTGGCCGACAAGTAATGTGGCGAGATCCGTTCCGCGCTTCAGGCGTTTCGACGGCTCGACATACGCAGCCACAAACGTGTCGATGTCGGGAGACCGGGGCGCCAGATCACGCAATGACACACTGAATTTCGACTCCAGCTCACGCAAGTTCGCCAGCCTGCGAAAATCATCGGGCGTGAACGGTGCTGGCGGTCGATTCAGCACCACAACTGGTGCGGGCACCTTGACGTTCCAGCCAAGTTCGTTTGTATTCCGCTCTAGCCGACGGACAAGCGTGTTATGGATATATCGCCAATCCTGCAACGACGTATCGTCCCTGATTTCGTCGAATACAGCGTCGATCTCCTTATCACCCAGCTGTAGACTCTCGCTTTCTTCAAGCAGACAGGGTTGCAGGCGATCAAGTATCTCATCCAATCGCGTCAGATCACGGTCTCGGGCGGTCTTGATGCTCGATTTCGCCCGCGGAATGTTTTTCGTTGATCCAGCCCCGTGGTTGTCGTTGAGCGTTGCAATTGGTGGGGCGCTCTGCGGATCGATTGCGTACTCGACACGCCATCCCTGTGTGTCGATAAGCTCGTTGAGTACAGGGGCGACCTCATCCTTGAAGTCATGTGGTGACAGGGCGGAGTAGGGGCCATAGGGCTCTTCCCCGAGATCCCAATGGCCCATATGCGCATCGACAACTTCGCCGGGCAGCCCTTTTTCAGTCAGGCGTGTACGAAGAAGATGTCGGTTCGCGTTCAGGGGTAGTTTGTAGGTCCAATCAATTGCGGCTGCCAGCGAATGGGGAGCTACCGGCCTGCTGAGTCGCTTCTCATTGAGGAAGAAGAAAAAGCCAGGCGCTTCATCATTCAGGCCCAATAGCCGAATGATCACGCTTCGGTATGTGGCATAGGCTTCGAGCTGCCGCGATATTAGAGGAGGCACCCATACAAGCCGGGCATTGCGATGGTCAGCGAAGTCCTTGTCCGAAATGACCAACCAGCCGGTCCTGGAATCGAGCGCCAGAATATCTTGTAGCGGATTCTTGACGGCCCGATAGCCAGTTGCCGCAGCAAGCATTGAGACACAGTAGGTCGTATAGGTATTGTGAAAGGCGGCCGTGAATGCGGGCTCGTGCCGCCGGGTTCGCGTGTAGTTCAGGGCTGCCCGTAGGTCACGGACGAAATAGCCGTAAAAACCGACTCTTTGTCCAATCTTGGCACCATCGTCGGGGCAGACATTCGAGCCCACCCTCTCTGAAAAAGCATGCTGCGGCAGTGGCGGCAATGGCTCTGGCGTGTCCTCGGACATCAATTCAGCCGATAGCGGTGAGGCGCTTCGCCAGTATCTTTTAGCCAAGTCCGTTTGCAGCGCCGAGTAGTAATAGGCGCCTGCGAAAGTTTGGTTGCCGACCGGCGTGCCCATGGCCGTCGTAGCCACCACGCGGTCTCCGCATTGACCAGCGACTGCCATCGGCATTTGTCTGGCCAAGCGTACCGGCGTGACACGCGCGCCAGTTCTCTTCCGCAATATCGCCAACGTTTCCCGTAAAGCCTCCGTCAGAACATCACTTCCGTGCTGAAACAGTCGTCTGCCTCTACTTCCTGATGGTGCACGTCGATTCAGGAATGGTGCTATGTGACGTTGGGCAGCGCGTGGCAGGGGCAAAAAGATGCGATCAGCGGACTCGTGGACATAGGCTGACCAGTTGTTTGATACGGCCTTTGCGCCTTCTGCGTGGTATCGAGGATGTACTACGACCATGGGCGACACTACGAGGTAGCCAAAGTCTCTGATCGAGGTTGCAGGCAAACACGCGTAGTCCGCCACGACCCGCATTTCGCAAATGGTTTCGGTGCTGCGCCCGGTCCAGAACATGAGCGAGGCGATGGCCTGCACTTCGTCGGCCGGGATACCTGCGCGTGTCGCCGCTTGCTCGACGCAATCGGATAGCGCCCGATGCCACTGTCCGACGTCGAACAACGACAGGCGTTCCCATCCGAATCCGTGGAGTTGGTTCAGTCGCTCAATGGATGCTTTTCTGCCTTTGGCAGCACGAGCGGCTTGACGGGCACTTTCGCCTTGCGAAGGGACGACACTGCGTTCGGATTGATAATGAACTGTTCCGCTTGCCGCCTCGTCGGCTGCGAGTCGCAAGGTGGAACACTGATTGCTGCTATTAGCACCCGTTCGGTTTTGGATTATTCGGCCATGGACATCAGCGTCCTGGATAGTGTGCGTGCTACGACCAACAACCTCGCGCGACGCCGCTTCGCCGGCTTGTCGTGCATAACCCCCGCTTCCGGACAGGGCCCCGTCGAGACACCGTTTCAGTACATCGGCCGCTGGGTCGGTTGTTGGCGTTCCAGCAATGTCGTTGACTGAATCCGAATATGAGACCAGAGAGCCTGTCGTTTCCGGGAGAGCAGCGAGAAGGACGGCGTGTTTGCCCGAGCAAACCTGGCGAAATAGTCGGATGTAGCGCGGCAAATGGTTTGCGACTTAGCGGCAGTTGGTTTGCGATTAGATTAGTATCGTCTTAAACGCATTTCGAATCCTCTTTGCGCTACCAGTCGCTGATCTTCTGTTCGGCGCTGGTGTCTTGCCGGATGCAGGCTTCGACCAGGGTGTAGCCGTGGTCGCGCATCTGGGCTAGGCAGCGCTTGGCGATGTGCGGATGCGATTCGAGCTGGCGCTTGATCTTCTGGGCCGCCGACCAGTCTTGCCGCATGCAAGCGAGTACGAGCTGCTGGCCGTGGTCTTTCATGGCGTGCTGACAGCGGGCCGAAGGTGTCACGGTAGTCGTACTCAGCGCGAATCCGCCCCTACCTTCCTAGAGTTGGCGCGCGGACTAAATTGTTTGAGCAGCTTCCGGACAACCCCCCGGAAGCGCTTGCTGATCGAGGTGCGGTTGCGGATCAGCTTCTCGAGACGGGCGTGTGATTGTTTGATCTGTTGGCTGGCGCCCGGCTTGTCGTTTTGCGCGCGCAGTTCCTTGACTTCGGTTTGCAACTCGTCGAGCGTTTTTTGTGACTCGCGGACTTGCTTGTACAGCTCCGAGATCAATACTGTTTGGCCTTGGGCTTCGATCGAGCCGCTATCCGTTTCCCCGAATGGATCGCCGACTTCGCCCAAATCCAGGCCGTAGTTTTCGGCTAGTTTTTTGTGTTCATTCTGTAGAGCTTCGCTTATTGCCCGGCCGCCGTCGGCTGGGGAGGCATCGAACGTTGTCGTAGACTGTCGGGCCAGTGTTCGCCCGATACGAAAGGATTCGTCGGCAGAAGGCCTCGCCAGTTCATTAAAGATGCGTTTCATGTCCAGTAGTTGATCCGGAAGGCTAGGGTGTGATTCCCTATCGCCTAATCTGTCAACTTGTGACGACAGACCTATAAGATCGAAAAAATCATCAATCACATTCTCATTGACCAAATTAGACCGGTCGTAATAGCGTAGTATGAGGTTATCAGCACCGAATTGATGCACGAAACGATCTAAATAAGTCGTGGGCTCCGTATAAATCGAGCGATGCCTGAGCTGCTGGCACACCCACTCTGCCATAGTCAAATGAACGCGACGGTCCTTCACGAAATATTTATATTGGCTTTTTAAGGACCGGTCTAGCGGACGGAGATAACAAACCACGCGTACGTCAAAGTCTTTCAATTGCTCACCTAACCAGCGAATCATGGTGTCCGACTGATGGCGAACGGGAGCATCGGCTAAAGCAGGGAACATTTCCGAAGACACTAAAACCACCGGACACTCGGAGTGTTCCACTTCAGCATGGAAGCGCTGCCATAAACTTGCATAATTGCCTTGGAATGGTGGCTTTTTAGCTGATTTGTAATAATCCGAAAATTTCCAGAGAATCGACTGTACTAACGGATGATGGTTGTATCGTTCGGATTTTGGCACCAAAAACCCTTGCTTTTGTAGCCAGTCACGGTGATCGTTAAGATAGCTTTGTAATGACGAGGTGCCCGTCTTGGACGCACCGATATGTAGGTATAGCTTTTTTTGCATGAGGTCCCTGAGCCCAATAGAACAGTGCTACGGTCCTTGGACCGTCTGTTCTCTTTCGTTGTAAGCGTGTCCTACATTCTATTCACACTGTCAGGCTAAGTACAACTACGTAGTACCAGTCGCGGTTATAAATTGGTCTCGGTCCATTCGATAGCTGCGACGGTGTCCAGCGGCGCGTCGTCGTCTTCGCTGACGGCGCCCACTTGCTGGCTCAGGGTTTTGAGCTGGCGTTTCTGCGCGGTGTACCACGCCCTGATGTCGCTGCCGGCTTGCTGGATCTGGGTGCCGGTGTGCTCGACCAGTGACAGGTCGGCCAGGTCCGCGTTATCGACCGGCGCGCATGCGAATTCGGTGGTCCAGTTGGCCTCGCCCGCGTGCAGCAGCGAGTCGACCACGCTGGCGCTCATGTCGGCGCGCGACTCGGCGTCGGCCGGATAGAGGTGCGGCGTGCCCAGCGCGTCAGAGACCCCGCCGGCGGCGATCGTGGCGGCAAACCCAGCCTGTAGCTCGCTGCGCTTGGCGGCCTTGGCCGCGGCCAGCTGCTCGGCGACTGTCGGCTCCGGCTCGGCCACCAGCTGACCGTCCTGCACGTAGGGCGTGTCGAAACGGTGCGGCCAGTCGGCCTCTGCGATCTCGATACGCTCGGCGGCGTCGGGCAGCGACGGATAATCGATGGCGTCGGCGTCGTACCAGCCGGTCACGGGCGTGGGTTGGTCGGCGGTGGGGTCGAAGGCGGCGTATTTCATATCAATATCCAATCGCCATGTAATTGAATAAGGCGATTCGGTTTTCGTAAATAGTGCTGAAATAGAGTTTTGAGAGCGTACACAGATTGCTGCGCACTGTTACCGGTTGCGCGCCCGTGTCTGTGGTGTTGTTATCGGTAGCGAAAACCCGAAACAAAACATTCGGGAACGCTATGGGCAAGGTCGTCGAAAATATGTTGTCTTGATTGGGTTGCACTGCCCCACCCCACTGGATAATGAGGCCGTTGGGCAGTTTGGTATAGCCGATTTTGGAAAAATCATAACCGAACTGGCCCAATGCAACGGCCTGCGTGTCTTGTGTTGCATCGGCCACTGAAAACGACTGTCCAGTGTCCCCGGCAAATGCGGCAAACAACCGCTGCCACGTCGTACCCGCAGCCGTACCGTCGGCGGCGGTGGCATAAAACGAGATGGGTGGGCTGGCGCTGGTGTCCCAGCAGAGCTCGAATACGTAATCGGCGGCGACGGCGCCGTTCGGATCGCCGTTGTGGGTCTGGCCGAGCACGCGGGATGAGGCGGCCAGTTTGTCCGTCGTGATGACGCGTTTTTTGTCTTTGCCGGTGTCGGTTTCGGCCTGGGTGGCGAGCTCGACGCGGCCTTTTTTTGTGGTCGTAGCGTAGACGTCGATGGCGTCGTCGACGTATTCGCGCGTGGCCAGCACGATTGACGGGTCAATTTTCAACGTGACCGCGCTTGTGTCGCTGACCACGATCTGCATCCGCACGACTTGGGTGCGGCCGGTGCCACTGGACAGTTCGGGTTTGTAAGTCGGCGGGGCGTTGGCGATGGCGACGAGGTCGCCGTCGGCGTCATACAGCCCCAGTTCGCGGATCCACCAGCCGCCGACATCGGCGGGGATGACCTGTTCGGCGATCAGCACGTTGGCGTTGGCGTCGTCGGTTTTCAGCGAGTTCAGACTCGCACGGCGTTGCTCGGAGACCAGGGCGGTGGCGCTGGGGTCGGGCACGGGCGTGCCCTGGGCGCCGTCGCCGGTGCCGTCGCCGACCGCCATCTGGGTGATGTCGACGGTCTTGCCGAATGCCAGCGCGTTGGCGATATTGTTGTCGCCGATCGCGGTCAGGGTCGCGAAATAGTCAGACATGGGGAATACTCACGGTGTCGATGGTGTGGAGGCCGGCGCCGGCGTGGCCGGTCCCGGCCACGGTGATCGGGCCGGGTTGGTAGGGGTAGACGGTCAGCGTGTCGCCGTGGTCCACGGCGGCGCCGAGATGCGCGGCGCCGTGGGTTTCGATAGATAGCGTCAGTTCGACGATCGGGCGCGTCAGCGGCTTGGCTTCGGCCAATAGCCGCTCGATGGCCGTGCGCGTGTCCTCGTCAATACCTTTGTCGGCCAGGCCGATGTCGACGATTTGCAGGGTGCCGGGTTCGCCCGGCGGGTCGGTTTGCCACCATTCGGTCACGCGCAGCGAGTAGCCCAGTGGTTCGACCACGCGCCGCATGGCGCTGATCGTGCCTTTGTGGGCGTGGATATAGTAGGCGTTGGCCACGGCCTCGCGCTGGCGGGCGTCCGGCCAGTCGGTGTCCCAGCGGGCGACGCTAAAGCCCCAGGCCAGATACGGCAGCAGGTCGATCGGGCAGGTTTGCGGGTTCCACAGTTCGCGCAGCGGCACGGGCACGTCGGACACGCGCGCGGTGGCCTGGGCCTCGGCGCGCTCGAGGTCGGTGGCGTTCGGGGGCAGTAGGGCGCTAGCACTGCTTGCGCCGGGCGCGCTACTCATCGGTGCCCCCGATGCTGATCGATATATCGGTGCAGTACGCGGCCTGGGTGTCGTCGAGTACCACGTCGGCGGTCGGTGCGGTGAGTTCGACGCGCTGCACGCCGGCGACAGTCAGCGCGGCATAGACTGCCGACAGGCGGATGTCGCGGCCCAGCCGGCGTTGTTCGGCGACGTAGGCTTTTGCCGAGGCCCGGCTGGCGGCGAGGATCGGGCCCTGCTCGGGGCCGGGGTAGACGTAGAGCGTGGCGGTGATCTGGTAATTCGTGATCTGGGCGGATTGCACGACCAGCAGGTCGGCGACCGGGCGCACGTCTTCGGCGGACAGCGCGTCGTCGACGGTTGCGAGTAGATCCTGCGAGGCGCTGCCGTCGCCGTCGCGCGCCAGGATCGAGACCACGGCCTCGGCCGGCTCCGGGCTGGTCGCGGTGGCGTCGGCCACGCGGCCGTCGGCCGATAGCGCGTGATACACGTAGGCCGCGCGCGGGCCGGCGACGGACAAACCCTCGAACGCGGATTGCACGCGCGTGCGCAGGTCGGCGTCAAATTCATACGTCGGCGGCACCGGCGGGGTGGCGTCCGGATCGCCGGGGTCGGTGACCAGGCGCTCGACATTGTAGTTGGCGGCCAGTTGGTCGAGGTCGGTGCCCGTCGAGTAGGCCAGCATCACGGCTTTCGCGGCTTCGTTGACGCGCTGGCGGAGTGCCAGTTCGCGGTAGGCAGCGACTTCGAGGACTTTGATGGCCGGGTCGGCCTCGGTCAGTTGCTCGAGCTCCGGCGCCCGGCTTTGCAGATCGGCGACCATAGCCGCGCGTATGGCCTCATAGTCCAGAGCCTCGACAATTTCCGGCGCGGGCAGTTGGGACAGGTCGACGTTGGGCATCGGCTAGACCGTAATCGCGATCGGCGCGCCGTCGCGGCGACGGCGCAGGTTCAGCCTAAATACTGGCTTGCCGTCGGCGTAGTCGATTAGCTGAACGCGTTCAGCGGTAACCCGCGTCTCCCAGGTGCGGATCGCGACGGCCACGTCGTACTGGACGTGCACGCGGAACTGCTGGTCGACCGGGTCATCGATGCGGCTCGGCAGATTGGAGCCGTAACCCCGGCGTTCGACGCGTGTGCCGATACGCGTCGAAAGAATATCACCAATAGACTGCTGGATGTGATCGATCTCGTCGATCGCCTTGCCCGTGCGCCGGTCCATGCCTGCGGCCATCGTCAGTCCCCGTCGTCGCCCAGGCCTTCGGCCTGGATCGTGGTCCGATAGCCACGGTCGTCGAACACGTGATCGACCTGGGTGATCAGCCAGTCGGCATTCACCCGATCACGAAACCCCCGCAGCGCCAGTTTCGTGTGCGTGGCCACGTCCGGCCGGCCGGGCAGGCTCAGCCGCAGCCGCCGGCGCTCGCGCTCGGCGGTGTAATAGGTAGCGCGCGCGTGCGCGCGCGCGATGGCCTCGGTCTCGAACGTCTTGTCCAGGATCTTGTTCGGCGTGCCATTCCCGACGGTGACCGGCACGCGCCGGGCCTTACCATAGTCGTGATAATGCGCCGTGACCGATTTGTAACGGTGCCGCGCGATGAAGTGTGTCGACCATTCGGTGACGCGGTCGGCGCCCAGCGTGATGACCGTGTCCGGGTCGGCGGCGCGGACCCGGTCGTAAGACAGGATCTGCCACTTGCCATTGACCGGCTTGAAGACGCCGCCGTAGGTGTGCGCCAGCTTGGCCGCCTGGTCCAGGTCCGACACGCCCGCCTGGTCGATCAGCGGCAACTCGAGGGTGCCCAACGATCGCGGGATCACCACCGGCTCGACGTCGTAGTCCGCGGCCAGCGTCGCCAGCACGTGGGCCAGCGTGTCCGGCTCGATCGTGCGCTCTCTCGGCGCGCGCGCCGCACTGTCGAACGCCGCACCCGTGGCCGAGAACGTGATCTTGGCCGGCGGGCCTTCGGCGGCGATCTGGTCGACGCGGAAACGCTCGTAGGCCAGTGGCGGCTCGCCTTTGTAGCCCAGCTCGACGTCCAGCAGAGCGCCCTCACTGGGCAATGGCAATGTACCGTCGTCGGCCAACTCCAGCTTGAACGAATCCGACCGCTGGCCGGCGTGATCGTGTACGCCAAGGCGCGCGACATAAGGCGCGATCGTGGCCGTAATGTCCTGGTATTGCTCGGGCTTGTCTTTTGGCCGGCGCCGCGAAACAACCTTGTAATACGGCGTCTTCATCGCGCTAATCCCACGGCCGGTCAGCCGGATCGGGCCGTGCTTCCTGCGCCTCAACCACAGGCAACGTAATCTCCACCCCGGCCGGCAGGATTAGCGGCCGGTCGGCCAGCCCGGGATTGGCCGCGAGCACGCGCTCCACCGTCCCGCGCGTGCGGCCGTAATACAGCCAGCAGATCTCGTCGACCATGTCGCCGGCCTGGGTGCGGTAGATCGCGCTCATGGGGTGTCGACGTGCTCTGTCACGCCGGCCCGCGTCAGGCTCAGCCGGAAGTCGATCCGCCGCGGCCGCTGGTCGGCGTCGAACACGGTCGATGTCTCGTCCACGCTGGTGATCGCGAAGTCGCCGTAGACAGTGCCCAGGGCATCGATCAACAGCTGCACATCGCCGATGCCGGCGAGCTGGCGCATGGCGCGCACCTGGCCGAGCCCGCCCTTGTAGTGCGGGTAAATGCGGCCCGGCAGCGTGAGCGTCTCGGCGCCGCGGCCGGTGTGTTGCAACACCGGCCGGCCGCCAACGACCGACTGACTCGGCCAGTTGTATTCGGTCTTGTGGCCGATCTGCTGGGGCGCGGCGCTGGCCACAGAAAACATGAACTGGCCCAGCATCATCATGACGCGCTCGCGGCCGGGCATCTGGCGGGCCAGATCGTCATGCAACGCGTCGTCCGCGCGACGGCGCAGATCCGTGATGATATCCGCCATCAGTTGTCCACCGCCACGCTCTGGATACCCGACCACAGGTCGACGTTTTTCCACGCCGCCATGCGGCGGTCGAGCTCGTCGCCCACGTCCCGGGCGCCGGCGTCGTCGCCGACCTGAATCGTCACCTGGGGCGCGAACTCGACGCGCTGTACATGGACACCGCCGCGGCCGGCGGATGCCGGCCGCGATCCGGGGGCCGACAACGCGGCCGTGGCGCTGGCGCCGCGGGTCGAAGATGAAGGCGCGCGCGGCGCGGGCGCCGCGCCGGAGCGGGTGATCTCATCCTTGGCCGCGCGTGATCCCGGCATGGACGGGCTGCCCGGCCGCGCCCGGCTGATCTCGTCGTTGGCCGCGGCCAGGCTGCGGCGCATGGCGCCGACCAGCGCCGGCTGGCCCTGGCCGATGCCGCGCGCCAGCGTGCCCGGTACCGCGCGGCCGGATTTCGTCAGGTCCGACAGCGGGCCTTGTTTGGCGTCGGAAAACGGCAGATAGCTACGCGCCTTGGCCAGTGCGCGGGCGACCGCGTCTTTGACCGCGCCGGCGGCGTCCTTGAGGCCGCTCACCAGCGTGCCGAGCAGCTTTTTGCCCACTTCGCTCCAGTCGATATTCGACAGCCAGTGCCAGGCCGCGGCCACCGCGGACTTGACGGCATCGACCACATATTGCCCGGTGTTCTTCAGGCTTTTGGCCAGCGTCATCAACACCTTTTTGCCGACTGCTGCCCAGTCGACATTCGCCAGCCACTGCCAGGCGGCAGACACCGCGGACTTGACGGCGCCGCCGACCCAGCTCGCCGCGCCGGTTATGCCGCCGACCAGCGTCTTCAAGATCTTGGTGCCGACCGCCGACCAGTCGATGCTCGATAGCCAGTTCCAGGCGGCCTTGAATGCCGGCTTGAGAATGTTGACCGGGCTCAGATCCAGCAGCAGATCGCCGATGGCGCCGATGTCGCCGGAAAAAATCGCCTTGATGTCAGCCCAGATATTGGCAAAATAACGCGTCAGCCCCTCCCAAACCAGCTTGATTGGCGCCAGCGGGTCGAAGCCGAGCCAGCTCTTGATCTTGTCATAGGCGCCGCTGACGATGCCGGTGACATCATTCCACAGCCCTGTAAAGAAATCCGAGATCGGCCCCCAATACTTGTAGATCAGGAAGGCTGCGCCGGCGATGGCCGCGATAATCGCGATGATCGGGTTGGCGATCATGACCGCGGTCAGGGTGCGCACGCCGGCGATGACCAGCGGCAGCGCCTTGGTGGCGAGGCCGGCCAGCGTGCCGCCCAGGCTCGCGATCGAGGCGGTAAGACTGACCACCGGGCCGAGTATGCTCGCGCCGAGCACCGCCGCCAGCCCGGCCACGGCCACGTGCATGCCGCCGAAACGATCGGCCAGGCGCTCGCCCAGGCCGATCAACGGCTGGGCTTTGTCGATCAGATCGCCGGCCGCCTGGATAAACGAGTGGAGCCCCTCGCGCACGGCCTTGATACGTTCGGGCAGCTTGTCGGCGAACGCCTTGACCCATGCCTTGATCTGCGGCTGCGATTTGACCAGCCAATCGGATAGTTTGCCGAGCTGGTTGGTCAACACCGGCATCAGCGGCGCGGCGATGGTGTTGCGGATGCCACTCAACACGCCCTTGACGCGCGACCAGGCGCGGGTGAACTGGCGCGCCGAGCCCGCGGCGTCGCCCGATATGGTTGCGCCCACCCGGTCGGCTTCGTCGCCCATGCGGGCCAACTCGTCGGCGCTGGCACTGGCCATCTTGACCAGTTGTTCGCCGCCCTGGCCGCCAAAGATCTCGTCGGCGATGCGCTGGCGCTTGGCGGCGTTGTCGATGTTGTGCAGGCGGCTAGCGACTAGCTTGAACAGGGCGCCAGCGTCGTCTGACTTGGCTTTGAGTTCGTCCATTGTCAGGCCGAGCCGCTTGAACGCCTGATTCGCCGGCCCGCCGGACTTGGTGTTCAGAAACTCGTCGGTGCGCAGCGACAGCTCTTTCAGGCCGTCGGTGAGCGCGTCCTGCTGTACGCCGAACTGCTTGCCGACGTACTGCAACCGGGAGAGTTTCTCCACGGAGATGCCGAGTCGATCCGCCCAGCGCTGGACCTCGGTCGCGTTGGCCGCGAAACTCGACGTGAGCGCGGTCAGTGCGCCGGTCGCGGCCGCGACCGCGCCGCCAACACCGGCGCCGATCTTGGCCACGCGCCGGGTCAGGCGCTTGGCCGCGTCGGTCGTGCGGCCGATCTTGTCGCGCATTTTGGCAAAGCCCGGGTTGCGCCCGACGCGCCGGACCGTGTCGTTCAGCCGACCGGTGACTTGCCGTGCCTTGCCGACCGAGCCGGTCAGCTGGTCGCGAGCGCGCAACAGCACCGACACGGCAAGATTGGTATCGCCCGCCATTACCCGTCATCCTCGCCGGAAGCGTTCACGGCCTTGTAGATCTCGGTCGCGCGGTCGCGCCAGTCCATCAGGTCCGAAAACCGCTGGGCGTAGCACCAGGCCGGCGGCCAGTGGAAAACGAACCCGATGGTGGCGATCGCCGCGCGCACGTCCTCGGCAGCCTGGGCTAGGCCGCCGGGGCCGATCCGGACGGCAAAAAATACTCGAGCACCTGGCTCAGCCGGCGAATATCGCGGCCGCCCAGTTGTTTGATCTCGTCCGGGCCGAGGCCGCAGCACTCGGCCATGATGCGGAACGCGACCTCGGTCTGGGCCTTGTCGGAGCCGGCCCGGCTCATCTGCTCGATGTGCGCGCCGGTGGCCTCCTCGAAGGTCAGCTGGCTGGTCTCGCCGCCCTTGAGCGGCTTGGGCACAACCAGGTCCAGCTGAATGCGGACCGGCAATACCTGGGCCAGCGTGTCGCTGTCGATGTCTTCGGTGCGCTCGATGTGCACCGTTTGGTCGTCGGGATAGTCCACTGTTGATCTCCGTGGGTGTCAGTGTCGGGGTGTGGCAATCAGGGCGCCGGCGTCAGCCGATGCCCAGAAACTCGCGGCCTTTTTCGAGCATGTCCACGCCGTCGATCACGCGCTTGTAGTTCTCGCTGTCGATGTCGTGGACCGTTTCGCCGTCGACCTCCAGCTTGTAGGTGTCCACGGCCACGGTGACGGTCTTGGACGCCACCGAACCGGGCGCCCAGTCGCCGGGCTCGTCGGTCTTGATGCGGCCGGTCATGGTGGCCACCGCGCCCTTGTCGTCGCCGCCGGGTGTTTTCAGCCAGCCGCGCACCTTGAAATCGACGTTTTCCTTGCCGAACAGCTTCATCACCTCGGCCGGCACGCTGGCAAACTGGAAGCTCGCCTCCATCGCCTGCAGGCCCATGTCCACTTCTTTCGGGGTGTCCATGCCGCCGGCGCGCATCTCCTCGGTCTGCAGCTGCAGGCTCGGCAGCGTCGCCTGGTTGCACTGGCCGGCGTAGGACCGGCCGTCGATAAACGCCGTTACGTCGCGGAGATAGTCTTTTACCTTGGGCATCGTTACGTTCCTCAGTCTGGATTAAGTCGGGATCAGGCCGCGCCCGGAATGACGTCTTCGAGGTAGTCGTTGACCATCGCCGACATAAACTTGATGTCCTCGGCGATGCCATAGGCGGAAAAGTCGAAGGCGAACACCACGCGCCCGGCGGCCTGGTCGGCGGGTTTGTTGAGCTCGGGCGGCGCGTAGCAGCGGCCGCCCGCGATCCGGCCCTCGGCGACCAGCCGGGCGATGAACGCATTGACAGACGCCGTCACGTCCTCGACGTAGGTGCGCGTGATGTTGCGATCGCGCGCCCAGCGGTGCGCCGCGACCAGACTGTCGTTGAGGATGTCCTGGATACGGACGTGGGCCAGAAACGCGAATTTCTGATCGCTGGACGTGGTGCGGTTGCCCCACAGCCGGTAGCCCTGGTCGCGGATGGTGGTGGCCACTAGCGCGTTGTTGAGCACGTTGGCCCGCGAACTGGCGTCTTCCTGGGAAAAGTCGATCTCGCGCGACAGGCCGCTGATGCCCGGCACGTTCATGTTCGACGGCGAGGTGTGCCAGCCGTTGACCTTGTCGTTCAGCGCGATCAGCCCACAGATGCGCGACGACGCCGGCCGCGGCCCGTAGGTCGCGGTCTCGGGATCGAAGTAGACATACCACGGGTCGTGGATGTAGATCCGCTTGTCACCGAAGTCGCCGGCCGCGGCCATCGCCTCGGCGTCATTGGTATTCGGCCCGTCCGGGATGACCACCGCGCGCAGTTTGCCGGCCACCGTCTGCATCTTGGCGGCGACCGGGTTTTTGGCCGTGCCGATCGTGGCCGATGCCGTCGCGCTTGATCCGTCGCCGTTGATTGTGACACTCGGGCTGTCGGTATAACCGCGCCCCGCGTTCGTGACCGTGATTTCGGTGATGGCGCCGGTGTCATCCACAGTGCTGACTTCCGCGCTCGCGCCACTGCCGGTGCCGCTGATCGACACGGTCGTACCCGCGATCGTGTAACCGCTGCCGCCGGCGTCCACGCTGATGCTGAGTACGCCGTCGGTGACGCGCTGATGCGTGAAGCCCGGCGCGCACAGCAGACGGGGCTTGGCGCCGACCTCGGCCTCGGCGGCCAGCAGCGCGTCGACGCCGCGGCGTTTGCCGGTGTCCGGGTCGGTGCCGGCCAAGATATTGGCCTGGGTGTCTTCGTCGGTCTGGCCGGCTTCGACACGCACGGCGATGATCGTCGCGCTGACCAGATCCAGCATGTCGCGGTCGATCGCGTCGTACAACGTGCCCTCGGTCCCCAGATCGCCCACCTTGTCCAGATCGGACTGGCCGAGCACGGCCACCGGCGTATCGATCGGCCAGACACTTTCGTCGGCCGCCGGCGCGGTACCGACGATGCCGATCACCGAGCTGGCCGCGGTCGAGATCGACCGGATGCCGTCAGTGACGACCTTGACCTGGATCCCGTGAAAAAAATCGGTTGCCGCCATTACTGGTCACCCTGGGTCTTGGTGGATTTCGTCGACTTGCCGCCGCCTTTGCCGGCGTCGGCGAGTTCGAGATGCGTGCCGAGCAGGTACTTGGCCTGATTTGGGTGCAGCTCGACGGTCTCGCCTTTGGCCAGCACGCGGCCGTTGTGCACGAATTTGCGCAGCGTTTTGTATTTGCGGGTCATGTCAGTCATCCGTTGGGTTCTCCCGTCGTGCCCCCGGAGTCGCCGGGGTGGGTGTGGTGTTCGAGTGAGATGCCGTTTGCCGTGACGTCGCCCTGGGTGACGTCCACCCGACCGGTGATCGCAGCGGTGGCGCCGGACCCGCCTTTGCCGGTCATGCCGCCCTGGTAAGCCAAAAGCCCCTTGATCGTGACGTTGCCGGTGAACGTCGAGTCCGGGCAGTCGACCGTCAGCTGGGGCGTGGTCAGCTTGGTGTCGCCATCGACGGCCACGTCGGCCGTGCCGGCCGCGTGGATCGTCACGTCGTCGGGGGTGTCGATCGATAGCTGATTGCGGGCCCGGTCGTGGCGGATTTCGGTGCCGTTGCCGAACCGGATCAGCCGGATGTCGGCCGAAGCCGCCGGCGCCGGCACTTCGTCGGAATAGAACGCCGGGATCACGCGCGCGGCGTTCAGCTCGCCGTTGGGCGCCAGCACTTCGACCTGTTCGCCGACCTCGGGCGCCCACCAGTCGACGTCGGACCCGGCGCGCCGGGTCGCCCAGGGCAGCCACGGGCTGGTCCGCTGGTCGATGGCCACGCGCACGCGCGCGGCCTCGTAATCCGCCTCGACGATCACGCCGGTCTGGATCATGCGCGCGACGCGGCGCTTCAAGTCCGCCACGTCAGCCGCCAGATCAGCCATCGGTCGACTCCTCGTGGACCGGGTGGCTATCGGATTCCTTGCTGGCGTCCTCGGCGAAGTCGTCCGGCTCGTAGGTCACCCACACGTCGCGCACGGACTCGCCGGGCGCGACGTCGTCAGCGCCCAGCTCGATGCTCTGGGTCCAGGTCACCGCGGCCAGCGCGACCGAGAACTTGTCGGCCAGGTCGGACGAATACAGGTTGCGCCCGGCGACGTCGCGCGCCGGCTCGCAGGCGATGCCCCACTGGTTGAAATTGACCAGCGGCAGCAGAATGGACTGCAGCAGCAGCGCGCGCTCGTCGGCGCGGTAGTGGCGATCGCCGGCGGTTACGATGTACGCGGCCAGATCGGCGGTCGCCCAGATGCCCAGGCCGCCGCCCAGATGCTCGGTGGCGATGTCCATGACGCTAACGCGCACCGCCGGCGCGGCGACCGAGCGTTTCTGCAACTCACGCACATCGAAGCGCCCGGGCGTGGCCGCGACGCGTACGTCGCGCGGCACGGTCGTTTGAATGCCGCTTACAACTGCGTTGCGCAGATCGTGCAGGCTCATTGCAGCACTCCCTCTGCCCAATGCTCGGTCAATGCCTCGAGGGCATCGATATTGTCGCGAGACAGGCCAAGATACGGCCGGGCCCGGATCCCGCGCGCCTTGTCGCCGAACTGCTGTGTGGCGGCATAAACCAGGTTCGAGCCGACCTCGGCGGTCTCGCCGCGGACTTGGCCGGTGATTGAATCCAGCAGATCACCTTCGCCCTGCAACAGCGACTGACCGCTGTGGCGGCTTGTTCTGTACGCGGGCGACCACGCGGGCCACGGGGTGCCGTCCGGTGCTTGTTTGGTGTCCGCGATGCGCTCGCGAGTCTGCGACTCCACGCCACCAGCCAACTGCTCGAGCAGATCGCGCGGCGAGGCATTGACCAGCCCGTCGAGCACGCGCTGGAAGCGCGCCCAGTCGGCGGGGTCGAGTTCGATGACCGCGCCGGTCATACGGGCCACCCCGACTGCTTGCGCCGGCCGAACAACCGCTCGGGGCTGTGGTCGTCCAGAATCTGGGCGCCGACGATCTCGGGCGTGCCGTCATCGGCGGCGCCATTGCCGTCCGTGCCGCCCACGCCCAGCGACACCTCGCCGGACGCGATACGTTTTAACAGGCTGATCGCGTCCTCGTAGCGCTGACGACGGGCGTCGGTGCCGCCGACGCCCCCGATATCGGCCAGGCGATACACCGTGATGTCGATCGCGATGCGCGCGATGACCCGCGGCAGCGGGTCGGCCAGCGGCACCGGATAGCGCGCGCCCAGATAGGCATCGATCTCGGCCGCAGCGTCCGCGGCCGCATCCTCGATGGCCGCATCATCCAGCTCGCCGTCCCGATCGCGGTCGGCGAGCACGTGGACTTCATCGGCGCCGAGGCGGTCGATCAGGTCTTGTGTGGTGACGTAGGCCATGCCGTGCTCGCTTGAATCAGTGCCGGACTCTCCCGGGGGTCACGCCTGGATTCGGCGGCGTCCCCTGCCCACGGCGTGCCTTCGCCGTCCGGCCCGCGTTACGCCAGCCAGACGGTCGACAGAACGTCGGCCTTTTGGTAGTTCGGGTTGCCGCCGCCTCCGGCCAGGGTGTCGATCTTGAGGATCTGGTCGGCTTGCTTTTCCAGCTCCGGCGGGCAGACCAGCAGCGTCGGCTTGACGCCCAGCGGCCGGCCGCCGTCGGCCTTGAAGCCGCGCATGGCATCAAACGCCGCGCGGAAGTTGTCGGGCGTCAATTCCTGTTCGCTGGCATAGGCCAGTTGCCACAGCCCGAAGCCGCCATTGCCGCGTGCCCGAGCGCCCATCCGGAATTGGTTGGACGTGAACACGGCCTCGTCGGTCAGGCTGGTCATCTGGGTGAAGCTCGGCGCCTCGCGGCGCTGATAGATAAACGGCTTGACCGCTCGGCTCATGTCCAGCAGGTACCAGCGCGGCTTTTTCGGCTTGTCGTTGGTGTCGCGGTTTTTCGACAGGTTCGACGTGTTCGTCGCGCTGCCCGTACCGTCAGTATTCGGATAGACCGGATGGGCCTCGGAGAAAAACGGCTTGCCGTCGTAGCAGTTGGTGTCGAAACCCGCCGTGAACAGCGGGAAGATCAGCTCCTCGTCGGGGAAGGTGCCGGCCGCACGGCCCATTTCCTGGACCATCGGCGCGTAGATGCCGAGGTTGTCGTCTTCCATGTCGTCGCGGGCAATGCCGACGGTGGATTCGTACGTCTTGTTCTCGATGACGTACGACTGGGCTTGCATGTCGTTGATCACGCGCTCGCCGACCCATTCGCGAAACTGCGGGAACTGGCCGAGCCAGCCGTAGGTATTGGTGCGCGTCGAGCTGGGCACCATCATCGCCACCTTGTTCCAGTCGCTCGGCGCGGCGTCGAGCGCGCCCTGGAACTCCTGGCGGTAGTTGGTGAACAGCGTCTTGATGGTCTGCGGGGTGATGATCATCGGTCGGTCTCCGGGGTCGAATCAGTCAGGGAAGCGGCCAGGCTTAGCCGAAGGCCTTGGCGTCGGCGTCGCGCCGCTCGATAAACGTCGCCTCGGCCACGCCCATCGCGCGGCAGGCCGCTTTTTCCTCGTCGCTCAGCGCGGCGCCGGGCTGGCTGCCGGGTGTCTTGTCGCCCAGCCCGCTATCGGCGCCGATCTCGGGCGCGGCCGCGACGTACGTTTCGAACGCGTCCAGGCCTTCGGCCGTGCGGCAGTTGGCGCGGTGATAGGCCTCAGTGGCCGGGGTGATCTTGCCGGCCGCCTTGGCCGCACTGATCGCGGTCTCGACCTTGGCGTTGTGGTCGGCGGTGTCGCGTTCGGCCAGCTGGGCTTCGGCGGCGTTCTTGGCCGTGGCCAGGGCGTCGTAGTCGGCCCGGGGGACAAATTTGTCCAGCGGCGGCGTATCCGCCGGGCGATTGCGGGCAGTTGCCAGCTCGCTGCCCTGGGTTTTCACGGCGTCGAGCACTTGTTGCTCGCTGGCCTCGTTCTGGAGGTTGAGCGTGGTGCGCAGTTCGGCGGCTAGGTCCATAGCGTTGGCCTCGGGGTTGTCGTTGGCGTCGGGACGGGTCGGCTCGCGCCGATTGAGCGCCAGCGCGAAGTTGGGGGTATTGACCAGGGCCGCGGAATCCAGTGCGCGGATCTCGCTCGAATGCCGGTCAAACTTGAACACCGGCGATAGATAGCGGTATTCGCGGCCCGTCACGGCGTCGACGCCGCGCGGGTTGAACGCGAGCCGGCCTTCGATGGCGCCGCCGTCGGCCGCGCGGATCTGTTCGATCCAGCCGTAGGCCGGTGCCGCGTCGCCGTTCGGGGCCTTGAGCTCTTCGGCGTGATTGGCGTCGATCGGGCGGGCGTTATCGAATGCGGCGACCACGGCGCGCGGGTCGCTTAGCTTCCAGGCGCGGCCGTCGGCGCCGCGGATCCAGCCGTCGGCGTCGGGGGCGGGGATCAGCGTGCGCCAGCCATCGACGCGCTCGCCGTCGGCGGCGGGCAGCTGGAAACACAGCGCGGCGGTTAAAACGTCCATACCGCGCAGTCTGGCGGCGCGCGTTGGCGGCGGTTAGCTGAAACAGTTCAGACGGGATGGCCAGTCACGCGCGCCAAGTCAGAGCCTATACGCGCGGCCGGCCGCGATCAAACACCTGCTAATTGGCGTTTAAATTTTCGCTGGTGCGTTTAACGGTTTCGAAGTCGGGGTCCCTACCGATCGCCGTCCACAGCGCCTCTCTAAGCGTCGGTATCGTCGGGATCGTCCGGCTGCGGCTCGTCACTGACCCCTAGATGATACTGGCGAGCGCCCGCCCGGTGCTCGATAACCTTCAGAATAGCCGCCTCGACCTTCATCTTGCCGCGGCCGTCGAGATACCGACGGCGTCTCAGTTGCACGTATAGCAAATCGTTGGCGCTAAAGCGAACGTCCCCGTGATCGACAAGCCGTAGATAGTCAGCGTCTTCCATATCGGCGTGGAAGGTCGAAACACCATCCGACACGCGCCACTTGTTGTCATCGCGAAACGCGACGCTCACAAGTTGCAAATGCTCGTCCGTAATATCGTCGCTCAAGACTTCGGCGTCCGGATCAGGTGGCGCGCGGAACCAGTGTCGGTCGGCTTTTTCCACCACGAGCGCTGGCGACTGCTCGTCTTCCTGAACGGCAAACGTGTCGATGCCGTCCTGGCTGAGCGGTTCGTAAACAGCGTCTTCCAGTGCTCGACGAGCCTCAGGATCTCGCAGGATCTCCAGCACGCGCTGCTCGGTTTCGATTCGATCGTCGTCAACGATCAGCTCGACCTTGTCGTCACCCTTGGGAACAACGCGGTGGATCGGTCGGCCTCGAAGGCTTTTGACGACTTTGATAAGCCCGTTGGCTGCAGCGCCGGTCAAGCCTAGAATACTGGCGATCGAACCAGCCGCCGTTACCGCATCACTCGTGAAAAGATCCTTGGCCGTGCTCGCGAGTGGCTGGACAACCCCCAGGTCGATGCCGAAACTCCCGGTTCGAAACGAACCGCGCACAACAACCTTCGCGGCGGCGCGATTGTCGTTGACCAGAGTGTTGGTGCGGTCGACGAGGTTGCTTATCGCCAGAAGCGCCGGGGACAGATCGCGGACGTCCATCTCGCTGTCTTTCAGCGCTGGACCGTCGTAGGTCACGATGAATTCGGATCGGCTCATCACATTTTCCGCCGCCAGCGGCTGTCTCTCGAATAGTAACCGGCGCAGCTATGGACTGACAGCATTTCCGGGATGCAATCGTTCGACGGTACCGAGAAATATTTGCTGACAGGGCTCAGCTTGGCGCGCTACACTATCATCAGCACACGCGACGCGGTGAATCTGGATACCGCAGCCGCCGACAGGCGTAAGCGCTTTGTGGGGACTTCCAGTCCCACCGTGTGCTTTATCTTGAGGCCCGCAGGCGTTTCATCGTCTCGCGGGCCTTTTCACGCCGGCCTTCGTCGACGCGATGAAATGTGCTCAGGAAAAGTTCCTTATTGTCCCGGCCGGCGCGCTTGAGCACGGCGCGCAAGTGGGCGCCACTGCTATCGTTGCCGAACACGACGATGGTGCGGTCATCGCGGCGCAGCACTTCGCCCGTCGCTAGCAGTTCGTCCAGCGATTGGTACAACGCGGCGTCGATGTCGGAATGGCGCAGCGATTGCTTGCCGGCCGATTCGGCCGACAGGCGCACAAGCTGAGTCTGACTCCCGACATAAGTGGCCAGCTCGCGATCGGCATAAGCAATCGGCAGATCGCCGATGGAATCGATAACGCGTTGGCGTTCGGCTTTGTCGAACTGCTCGTGCTTGGTGTCCGTCAGAATCGCCTTATGGTCCGAGGCGTCGTCCAGGAATTGCGCCAGCACCGGGCTGTCCGCGATCGTGTTGACCGAGGCCCGCGCCAGTTGTTGATCCGCTGTTTCGAGTTTGCCGGACAGCGCCTCACGCAGCACCCGCACCCGCGCCTGGCCGCTGTTGTTGGCCCAGGCCGGATGCACGCCTTTTGGCGCGTACTGGATTTCGCCGGTACGTTTGTTGACGTAGCGCTTGCGTTTCAACTCCGGCCGCCGCGTCTTCGCCGGCACCTGACGCGTGATGCGCCGCCCGGTGGGCTGCCCGGTCTCCGGGTCGATCTCCTGACCGGCGGTGGCGTCGGGTACGCCGTCCGCGGCGTACTGATCGCGCGTGGCTTTGTCTATCTGGTTGATGTGGCAAGCGCAGCCATACCCATTCGGCGGATAAATCTCGCTCCAGGTCGGATCGTCGACGGGTAGCGTCAGACCCTGGAGGTCGACATGCTCTGGCCGGTGATGCTCGCTCGGGCCGAGCAGGTAAATCAGATACGGGCGGCTGTCTTTTGTGCGCTGGATCCGCTGCCACTGGCCGGCCGCGCGGGCGCTGCGCATGTTGGCGCGATAGATGGTCTTGAGCCGGCGCGGACTGCCGAGCTGGACACGCTCGGTGATGCCGGTGGCCGGGTCGGTGCGCTCTTTGATGCCCCACCAGCCTTTCTTTTCCAACTGGGGGCGGATTTCGTTGGCCCACTGCCGGAATGTCTTGCCTTCGGCCAACGCGGCCTCGAGCGAGGCGCGCGTATCTTCGAGCAGATCCAGCCGGGTCATCTTGGCGACGGTGAACGCGTGGGCGTGCTCGTCGGCCCAGACGTCTTCATGCGAAAACCCCGGCCGCAGATCCTTGGCCTTGAAATAGGCGAGCGCGTCCTTGGGAACCGGGCCGGGTGTGCGGGTTTCGGCCATCGGGACTACTGGTTGTCGCTGGCGCGTTCGAGCAGCACGGGAATCCCATCCGGTTGTTTGGTCAGCATGATTTTGCCGCCCTTTTGGAACTGCGCGACGATCGTGTTGCCGTCTGTCTTGAAAACCACGTACTGCGGATTCTCACGGACCAAAGTTAATCTGTGGTCGAATGTCTGCCCCATCGCGACGCCCTTGTAGTCGTGCGCCGCAAAATCGATATCGACGGTCATCAGGTCGCTGGTCCAGGTTCCACTGAGCCTTTCGTGCGGCGACTTCGCCGCAAGCGACGCGTGCGATGCGGCGACGAGTAGCGCACAGATGATTGCCTTGTTCATGATTCCCCGTTAAGACTGATCGGATGAATCGCCCAACCCGCGCGATCGGAACGTCGCATCGGACAGCTTCTCGATGAGCTGGCTTGCATCCATCTGCTCGAGCAATTCCGGCAACCGTTGTCGGAATTCGTCGGCGGAGTCGACTTGGCCGGCCAGCTGCTCGATGGGGTCGATCAACGGTTCGAGTTGTTCTTGCCAGTCGTCGTCGCCGGCTAGCTCATCGGTCAGTTCGTCGATGGCGTCGGCGGCGCTCTCGGCGTTATCGGCGCGGTTGCGGGCGCTTGCAAGGCCGTTTTGACCGGCGTTTGAACGTCGGTTCAACGCGCCTTGAAAACCGCCGCCGGCGGCTGCGGTCGGCGCGGTCAGCGTGTCGTCGTCGCCTGGCTCGGACAGGCCGAACTTGCCGCGGATCTCGGATTCGGACACGCGCAGGCCCAGTGGCACCAGATCCTTGAGCGCGGCCGTCAGCCCGGTCAGATCCTCCGGCTCGACGACTTGCAGCTCGACCCTGGGATATTGGGCCTGCGGGCCGTAGTTCAGGTCGATATAGGCACGGACCAGGTCGCGATTGAGCGTGTCGGAGAGCTGCTTGGCATCGGCCTTGGTGATGTCGTCGCGAACCTCGTTATGCACGCCCGCCTGGTTGGAGCCCATGCCGGCCGACTGGGCGTCCGTGGTCATGGTCTGGCCGAGCACCCCCTTGGAGGTCTGGCGATCCACCCAGTCGGCCAGGCGCTCGAACACATCCGTGCTGCCGGTGCCGCCCGAAGCCACCTGCTCGAAATCGATCTCCATCGAGCGCGGCAGCACCGCGGCCGCGTCCGAGCCGATATTGGCCACCGCCTGGCGCAGAATCGCCACGTCGCGCTCGGACGCACCGGGCCCGTAGCGACCCAGCCGCAGCGGCATGCCGTAGACCTCGGCGAAGGCGATCCAGTCTTTTTGGGTGTAGGCCTTGCACATCCAGCCGAACGCGATCAGCCGGGCCAGACCGCCGCGCAGCGGGATGCCCGCCTTGATGCGCGGCACGTGGGTGACGAACTTGTACGCCGGCATGGCCAGTGGCTGGCCGGGCTGGCTGTCGTCCAGCAGGCCCAGCTTTGCCAGGCCGGATGCGTCGGTGAAGGCGAAAAAACGCGGGTCGCGATGCGGGTAGGCGACCGGCTCCCAGGTTTTGCCCGAGCGGTCCCAGACGATCTCACAGACCGAGTAGCCCTTGCCCAGGGCGTCCAACGTATCGTCGACCAGGTAGCCGAACGCCGGACGCTTGACCAGATCGCGGACCGCATCGGCCAGCTTGACCGACTGCGCATCCTCGCCGGCGGCCTCGACGTGCACCGGCAGGCCGGCCACAGCGCGCTTACGGGTGCCGAGCACGGCCGCGTAGTGCGCATCGCGCTCTTCTATTTCCTCGGCCAGGGTCAGATAGTCGTGGGCGTTGCCGTCGGCGGCTGCCTGCAGAATGGATGCCAGGCGCGCCGGCGTCATGCCCGCGGCCACGCCCTGGGTCCAGACACTGCGTACGCCGGTCAGCGTGGGCGCGGCCAGTTCCTCGGTTAGCTCGCCGGTCTCGTACGGCTGGCCGTCGCGTTGCAGGATGGGGGATTGGGCCATTGTCAGCTCCTACCAGACGCCTCGACCGGCGCCGAAGCCGCCGGTGATGCGAATATCGCGGTCGTCCTCGGTCACTTTTCGAACCGGCTCATAGGCGTAGGGTTGATAGTCGCTGTTATCGGCCGCGTGCAACGCCAGAAACAGGCTCCAGGTGCGGTCAGCGTGCGATCCGGCGTCCCGATCGGCATCGAAGCGGATGTTGCCGGACGGCAGCTGGATGCGTTTCAGGCTGTGCAGGTCGGCTCTAAGGTCCGGACTGCCGGCCGGGATGCGTACGCGCCGGTCCTCGAATGCCTCGCGCGCCCGGGTGGCCATGAGTTGCTTGGACGCGGCCGAAAACAACACGCCCTCGACGCGGTAGTCGCCGTAGTGGCGCTTGGCGTCTTCGACGGGTTTTTCGCCCATGCCGGTCTGGTCGATGCAGACACGGCCGACGGTATAGCCGCGCATGACTTCGTCTAGCAGCTGATCCTGTTCGGCGAAGGTCGCGCCGCGGCGTTCGATGATCTCGCGCACCCAGTGCACGTCGCCTCGAGGCTCGACGATGGCGATGACGAACAGGTCGTTACGCGCGGCGATGTCGATGCCGACGTAGCAGATGCCGCCAGCGTAGGCGTTCGGATCGCCGGCGGCATCGTGCTCGGCGGCGTCGATCAGGTCAAACGGCAGCCAGGCGTGGGCCGAGTCCAGCCACTGGAGCTCGAACTCTTGCGCCCAGGCTTCCGGGTCGCCGATGGCGGCTTTCAGCTCGTCGATATCGCGATCGAGCCCGCCGGCTACGGCTTGATAAATGTCGCAGCTGTGCAGGCTCCAGCCCTCGGCGATGACGTTGCCGGTCTCGCGCAGGGCGTGCTCGTCGCCCATCGTCATCAGTTCGTAGAACTTGTTGCCCTTGCCGTTGGGCGTCGAGACCACGCGCAGTTTGAGCCCCGGCTTGGAGACGACGGGAAACAGCGCCTGCCAGATCGCACGGGAGTCGGCGTGGAACGCGAACTCGTCAAGCAACACGTTGGCGGTAAATCCGCGCGCGGTGTCGGGGTTGGCCGGCAGCGCGGTGATTTTCGAGCCGCCGGGTAACACGACCTCGAGCGCGCGGGTGGTCGCTTCCCAGTCGTATTCCAAGGCCTTGAAGGCGGTTTGATAGTTGTCCAAATGGACTTTCACACCGGCGTTCATGGCCTCGCCGGCCTGGCGTTCGCCGCGGGACAGGATCACCCAGCGCTCGGATCGACCCTCGGCCTCGGCGTCGAGACACGAGTCCACGATCTCGAGCGTGCTTCCGAATGTCTTGCCGGACTGGCGCGCGAACATCGCGGCCTTGAAGCGCGAGACGTCGTCGACGTAGGCGCGCTGGCGGGTGTGGAGTTTGACCAGCGCCACGGTCAGCCGTCCTCGCCCCGGATCGCGGCGCGCACCATTTGCAGGGTGTTGGCGTCCGGCTTGACCGGGCCTTGTTCGAGCGCGTCGACGCGCGACTCGACTTGTTCCATCGCGGCCTCGCGCACGGCTTTTTCGCGCGCCAGCGACAGCCGCCCGGCATCCTCGACTTGTTGCATGACGCGCGCGAGCTGGCTGAGCTGCCTGGCGTCGACTTCGCCTTCGCCGGTCATCAGATCGGCGCCGGCGCGGTAGGCCAGCGTACGGATGATCTCGAGCACCACCTTGCCGACGTCGGACTCGGGTTCGTTGCCGAGTTTTTGCGCCCAGACATCGGCGATGTCGCGGGATTCGCGCACCGCGGCCATCTGTTGTTCGACGCTGGCCCGGTAGCGCCCCAGCGCGGCTCTAGACGGCGCGGCGTCGGCGCCGTAGGCTTCGGCGTGGCGCTCGCGCACGATCGCTAAAATCTCGTCGAGGGTGTGCCGGCCGCCCTCGATGAGTTCGTCGATGGTCGCCTTGACCTCGGGCGGCTTGGCCTTGATCGAGGATTTGCGGCCCATCAGTGGCTCGGCGCGGGGCGCGCGACGCCGGTGATGATGGCCGCACCGGTGGCGATATCGGCGCCGCGCCGGGTGAGTGTGATGACGCGCAGGCCGGGGATTTTCAGCTGTTCGGCCTCGACCAGCGACTGTTCGGCCAGCCAGTCGATATCGCCGGCGACCTGATCGCGCGATACGCGATAGCCCCGGTCGTGCAGCAGCCCGTGCAGCACGCTGCTATTGCAGGTGTATTCGGGCGCCTCGTTCAAAAGGCGCAGAATGGCCAGACGGCGGTCGGCGGCCAGGCGTTCGGCGAATTCCATATCAATCCAGGCTCGTTGTGTCGGTTTTGAGCAGGTGCTGATTCATCAGGTCGACCGCGCGCCGCAGGCCGGTCAGGGAGCCCGAGATTTCGCGCATGTCGCCTCGCAAGTTGGCGATGTCCTTGTGCAGCTCCTTGATTTCGGCGTTCGACGGCGTGTATTTGAGATCGGATTCGGCTTTCAAAACGCGGCCCTCCACGTCGTCCACGCGCGCGTCGACGTTGTCGATACGGGTCGTGGTGGCCTTGGTGCGCGCCACAAACCGCGCGTAGAGCGCAGCGATGGCCGCGCCGATCATGGTCACGACCTGCAGGCCGATGCGTAAGTAGTCGACGCTCACCGGGTCCAATGCCTCGCCCTTTGCTCGCGGATTGTCTGACAGTCGGCGCACCGCTCGGCGCGTGGGTCCGCGGCCAGCCGGGCGCCCGCGATCGGCTCGTCGCAGGCCGCACAGGTGCCGCGCCAGTTGACCGGCCGGGCGGATTCGTCGGCCCGGCGGGCGGCGTGGACCGATAAACCGTAGTCGACCAGCTGGTCGGATTCGGGTTGGGATCGATCGACAATATCGGCCATTAATTGCCTCGGTTTTCCAGTGCCTGGATATAGGCGCCGAGCGTGATCGCATCATCCCGGTCGAGACACAGGCCGCCGGCGCTATTCGGGTTTTTGTGGACCGTCAGTGTCGGTGTGGTCGGCATCGGCGCGGCCGGCTGGGGACTGGTCGTCGCGCAGGCCGTCAAAATGAGTGCGGTACCAATCGACAGGGTCAGCTTCGAGCTGGTCGCGGTCGGCCTGCCGGCGCGCGGCGCGGCGGGCCGCCAGCCAGCGGCCGAGCCAGGCCGCCAGTCGGTTGATGAGTTCGAGCGCCGCACGCCAGCCGCCCACGACGACGTGCTTACTGCGACTGCTTGGCCGCGGCGCGGGCGTCGTTGTCGCCCTTGACCGCGATGGTGTCCAGCACGCTTTGCACGCGGCGGATCCAGACGCCGGCCGCGTTCGTGATCTGGTCGTCGGTGGTGGTCGCGGTGATGCCGGCGACCCGGGCCAGCAGATGGTTGGCCGCGCGGGCCACGCCCACGACCAGGCCGGCGATGGTTACGATTTGGGTGACAAGATCCATATCAGCCTCCGATGAGATGAGTGACAAATTCAGCGAGCGCGTAGAACGCCAGCGCCGAAGTCAGCGCCGAAGCGCCATACATGACGAAGCCGAGACACCGGGTCATCGGGCAGTGCCCCCGTCATGGATGATTTTCGCGGCCGCGTCGGACGTGGCCGCGACCTTGTCGGGGTAGTCGTGGGCGCGCTCGACTCTAGGCGTACCGTCGTTGTAGGCATCCAGAACGCCGGCCCAGCCATGCGATTGATAGAACCGGTCTCGAAGCCGCGCCAGATGGCGACAGCCGTATTCGATACCGGTTTGGGCGTCGCACAGGCCGGGGATCGGGCCTTTCAGGCCGTGTTCGCGGGCGACCGCGCCCATGATCTGCATGAGCCCCCAGCTGGTGCGCTGGTGGAGCCACTCGGTGGCGTCGGTCGAGTAGTAGCCGGCCTTGGCGGCGTCGGGCGCGTGGAAGTCGTCCGGCGCGGCGAACTGGCGGCACTGCGCCTTGGTCGCTGTATACGGCCGGCCGTTGCGGCAGTCCCAGCACCAGCGATAGTACGGTTCGGCGCGGGTGGCTGTGGTTTGGTCGGCCGACTCGATCTCGATCACACCGGCCACGATCGCCGGTGGGATGTCGTGAGCCGAGCCTACTGATTGGATCAGGTTGTCGAGCGACTGGCATTGCATGGGGCCAGTGTCGCGCCCGGCCGCCGAGCCGGATTAGCTGAAACGGTTCAGCCGGTCAGAACAGCTCGGCCTGGCGGCGCTGGCCTCGTCACGCGCGCGGGCGACCAGGATATACACCCAGCGCTCGGTGCAGCCGTGGCCGCGCGCCAGCTCGGCGGCGCTGGCCCCATCATGATAAGCGGCAACGATGCGCCGGTGCAAAAGCGAGCGCATGGCGGCTGCACAGCGCGGCAGTTTGAGCTTGTCGCTGCCGGCGTAGTAGTGGTCGACCAGCGCTTGGGCCGGGCCGAGCCCGAGCAGGCTTTCGAGTTCGGGCGTGGGCCGGCGCGGCACGTAGACATCCGTGCCCCCAAACGCCTCGATCAGCCGCAGGGCGGCCTGGATGCCGATGACCTCGATCAGCGCGTGCACGGAGTCCGGCAGCCGGTCGTAGTCGTAGTGGTCCAGCGCGCTAGCCATCGGCGGCCTCGGCGCGTTTGGTCAGGGCCGTGATCAGGCCGGCCAGCTGGTCGGTGTCGCGTAGCCAGGCCACGCGCTCAACGCCATACATCTGTTTGGCCAGCCGGTCGGCGTAGGTCCAGGGCAAGTTTTGGTCGGCCAGCAGCGCCTCGATTTTTGTAAGCATCGGCTCACGATCGGCGTTGGCCGGCCGCTGGCCGCCGCGGCCGCCCCGCGGCTGCCAGCCGCGGGATTTGAGATGATCGAGCACCGCGCGCCGGCCGTAGCCGTCGAGATCGGCGGCCGAGCGCACGCGCGCCACGGTCCACAGCATCTCGCGGTAGGCGGCGTCGTCCAGCGCCAGTTCTTTCTT